GCCGCACCACTAATCACATCACTATCTAGTCCATAGTATTGCATAATTGTATTGCCTTTTGTACTAGCACCCATGATATAAACTTTCTTTCCGTTTTCTACTTCTGAACGTAAGAAGTTCATAGTGTCATCTCTATTCTTATCGATGTTTGTTTTCCAATCAGTGTATCGTTCTACTGAACAATTCTCTTCGTACTCACAACTACCTTCATTCAAGTGTCGAATATAAAGTTGATAACTGCCACCATTGATGTCGTTCTCACGTACTTGATATATCTCTAATCCATTACGTTCTAATAGGTTTACTAGTGATTGATACGAGTAGTATTCAATATGTTCATGTATCACATTGCCCAAGTCGTTAGTATCTAACATTGGTCTTGCAGTCATTAATTGGCAGACCCAAACACCACTTTCGTCTAATATATGTTTGATATCTTGTACGAATTCATTTGGATTATCTAAGTCATAGAACATAGCGACAGTAGTAACAATCTTTGCTTTACCATACCAGTCACCGATTTGTTTGTCCCAGTTCTTCTTGTTGAAGAAGTCGCCTATCATAATATCACAGTTCTCTTTTAATTCGTTGTGAATATTCTGTGCTGGGTCAATACCAACTTTTATTACGTTGTCGGGATAAAAACTTAGAAGTGTGCCGTCGTTTGCACCAATATCAACAACTAAGTCTTCGTCTTTTAGTTCCACTTCATACGATGCGTCTACTGTTATACTCTCTAAGTTATCAACAATCTTTTTGTTCAACCTAGATAGATACCAATAATTTTTATACAGGTCTTCTTCTCGCACAGTATGAGTTAGTTGTACTAAATCACATTCTTTACAATGCACTAAGGCAAGTGGTGCTGTTCCTACATCTAAGTTTGGTTCTTTGACAAATGCATTAATTTTCAAATCTCCAATATCAAATACTGTGTTAAGGTCTTTGTTACCACAACTTCGACATTCTTCTATTTGCTTAATATTTGCCATTATAACTCCTTTATATAACTGATGTCAGGATACGTATATGACCCTGCAACATCTTCGTTGTATACTTTATTCTTAATAAAATTATGTAATCCTAACTCAGCAGTTTCTGGTGTCATAAACATATGATATCCCAAAACTTTCATCTTATCTTCTTCGTATGGAACACTCATATCTCTTCCATCATGTACCGCAAGTTGCGCCCAATCGTAAAAATCTTTATCATCAGTGAGTATCATTCCACCTTTAATAGTACTTAGTATCTTTTTAAATTGAAAACTCAAGCAATGGTATGTTCCTGGTATATACATATCTTTTGTAAATCTAGGAGCACCATCTACGATGTTTGTAGGTTCAATTGGATAAACACCTTTCCATTCTTTGTCTACAAAATTCACATCAAACCCAGCATGTATCATTTGCATTGGCGCACTAACATAAGTATTTTTTGGCATCTCAACAGTACAAGTTCCGTGTTTCTTCTTATAGTATATAGCACTTAAAAATATAGCATGACTACAACAGTCAGTTGCAATACTATATGGTGCATTGGCATAATCAGCCACTACTCTCTCAAACTTATGTACTGTGTCAAATGGATTTACCATGTTATATCTACCAAAGTTGCAGTAATTGTATTTCCATAATTTCCATCTACTATATTCGCAAACGGAATATCAGAATATTTCTTTTCTGTGCTGTTGTATTTTTTTAGCCAATTATGAAAAGCATCACTACTATATAGTTTCTTACGTCTTTCATTCTGAAAAAGAAATGAAGGTCCTACACTATCTATGTCCATTATATCTGAATTGCTAGGATTATCATCGTGTGCCCATGCTTCTTCAAAACTTCTTCCAACTCTACATTCATCATTTAAATATACATCTGCGGTTGTATCTAAAATATTGTCTTCAGTTACATGAAAGGCATATTCTTGTTGATTATGAGTTATATCAAATCCAAAAATATAATCGTTACCAACAGTTGCTTGTATATCCATATAATTTGGTGTAACTAAAGAATCTTCGTAATCATGTATGTTATGGTTGATTAATTGTAAATCTTGTATATTATATCCACCTTTATTAAATGCAGTTGTAAATTGTCTATGTATTATATTACATTCTTCAATAGTCAATGAGTTGCCAATCGTAACTGCGGGTTCAATGCCAGTTAATCTAAAACCTTTTCTTAAATTTTCCAAAGCATCAATAGGTGTTTTTGTAAGCCAATGGCCCGAATAAGAGCGCCCTATTTCTGGTGGCAGTGGTCGTTGGTATAATTCAACATTATTTGTTTTACAGACTTTACAGATTTCTAATACTTTTTGATTCGTGGCGGTGTCGAACACGTCAAGTGTTAGGGTTTCGTTATTGTCAAATTTAAATTTCATTTCCATTTTTGTTCACTTTCACAATCGGGTCATTACATTTATCCCAATGTTTTGTTAACATACTGACAAAAGAATAATCTTCTAATGCTCTGAATTTGTGAGATGTTCCAATAGGTATACGAATACTATCTCCTACTTCTAAGGTAATAGTAATATCTTCATTGTCAGACACAAATTCAGTATACTCACATCTACCAGAGACTACCATCATATACTCATTAAACTCTGGATGATAATGATATCCCCTTTCGTCACCTTTCTTAGTGACCATAAGATTGTATTCAGTCAAGTTATCATCAATAGGAAAACTAAAGATTGTGCCACGACTATCTTTAAAGATGTCGGCAGATACCATTTCTGTTTTACTATTCTCTTTAATCTTATTGTATCGCATCATCTAACCATTTATAAACATTATCAAAATATGATTTTGTTATTTCTCTGAACTCTTTACTAAAATATCTTTTCTTATTATACACCAATCTGTCTTTCAATTCAAGTGTTTTTTCTGCTAATTCTTCTGGTGTTAATTGATTTATAATTTCCATCTGTTCAATAACCATCTCTATACGTTTAAACATATCCTCTTCCAGGTCATAACTGTTATCAAATACATCATCAAAAGTATCAAATCCCCAATGTCGAAGAACTTCTAATGTTCTAGGTTGACCTATAATCATAAAAGGATGCATAAAGACAATTGCTTTAAATACTACTTCTGATACATAACAGCCAGGTCCTACAGGGCTACTTTCGGTTAACACACTCATAAAAGAGTTTTGATAAAATGATGCTGAACTCCATAAGGTATCATCATAGAAGCAACCATTTTCTTGGAATTCATCAACGTCAAGCACTAGTGGCAAATCGTTCATAAATTTGTTCGCTTCTGTTCTCAATTTCTCAATATTGACAAGGTTATACTTATCATATATCTCACCATGTTTTTCTTTATCTGCTACTATCCATTCAATGTGTTCTTCGAATGTCTCACCATCCATAGTCTTTGCACAACTTATCAGATTATTATCTAACATATTCATCTCACGCAATCTTAATAAGAAATACATTCTATGAGGTTTATGTATTCTGTTGAAACTTAGAAATGTGTTATTGAATGTTCGTTGGTCTATAAATGTATTTGGTATATCATACTTAAATCCACCAGTTTTTGCTTCTTCCCAATAGTAATGATTCCATCCAGGAACAAAGAATGTCTTTATATTTGATTTGCTATTGTCTGATACAAAGAAGTCACCAGATGCCCAACAAGTATTTTTTATGTCTGCACCATGTTGCTCTAGTTTTTCATCAATGTTTATATTCTCATGGTAAAAGAAATTACCTTCAGAACATATAGGCTCTTGTACTGTGCTAATTACAACCCTTGATTCTTTGGGTAACTTCTTTGCTATACTACCATCTTTGACACATTCTATTCCTGCGTTTCCCAACTCTTGTGAAATTCTAGGTTCATATATTAATCTATTACTTTCTTCAAATTTTATATTATAATCGAAGAACATATTGTAAAGACACATCCACCATTGGTCGTCTCCCAAATTCTTGAATCTGGTTATGTCTATTGTTAGCATCCATCTATTCCATTGTGGACCATGTCAGTAGGTATATTATCTGTATTGAATGACAAATATCTCTTCATTGCTTCTGCCATAACCCAGTTTCCTTTTTTACTCATATGTCCGTCTTCTTTAGAGATAACCATGTCTTCTTCTTCAATTTTATTCTGTTTCATTACACGGTCTATATCCGAAGTTAGATTCATATATATAAAATCATAACTTTCAAGTGATTCTCTATAATCTTTATTATATTTCCACCAATCATAATTGCCCCAATCTTGCATCGTCCACCAAAAAACTTTCACATTGTGTATTTTGCTCAATCCTTTAACGAGTAATAAATTTCTTTGAAAATCTGATTGGTCGTTCTCTTCTGTATTTAAAGTCTCAAAAGCAGTTTGTATCTTAGTTACTAAACGTAAGTTGGTGGGATTCCAAGAATGTCCAGGAGAAATATTAACAGTTGAGTAGTGTAATTTATTCTCTTCAGTCCTATTTGTAAAGTATGTTCTTCTTGCATTGAACGAGAATCCACAGATAACATTCTCTATTTGATTTCCATATCTGTTACAATATTTTGAAAGAATATTTGTAATTAATGTATTACTTGCACCACGTATACCAACATTTATAACTTTGTAATCTTTGTATACGGAATCTTGTAAGTGCTTAGTCCACGTATCTTTATAATACATGCCATCACAAAACGTAAAACTATCACCCACACAAAGTACAATCTTATCTTCAGGATTTATTTTTTCTTCAGGTGAAAGACTTCTTGTTTGTAATTCTACATTCCAGTCATCACATATTTCATAGTGTCCTTCTCCGCATAAAGGATTCCGATGAGTTGCAGGAAGAATTGTATCAAGTGGAGAAAACAATTGATTATCTGGTCGAAGATGATTTGGATCCTTGTCAGATTCTTTCCAATCATCTGCTTCTTTAAACGTCATCACGCAAATATCCATCTAGTTCATAACTCAATTCAGGAAATGTCATTCTGAAATTTTCATTTCTTAATTTGTCTAATTCTTCATTATGTTCTAATGCTTTTTTTAGAGAATCGATATCTGTTGGTGCAGATTCATATGAAACTAATTGATTTATCAATGTGTGTATTGCCCATTCTCTTTCACCAGAGTCAATTGCCTCTAATGGTCCGTCTTTCTCAAAGTAGTTTCTCATTTCTTCTGTGACTAATTTTCTTAATTCTTGTGGCAAAACATTTACACTATAGTAGTCTGGTTGAGTAACAAAATTGTGATGAACTTGAAGTTCATTGGCTGCCGCCCATTCTAACATATCTACTAGATAAAAATAATTCATCCAACTTACTGTCTGTGTTACTGAGAATTTAAATTTTTTCTTTTGATGAAATGGTAAATCTTTTCTTGCTTTTTTAAGCATATTAACTGATTTTGTAACATCTGTCCATTTTGTAGGATGTCTTATGTATTCGTTTCTATCTTCAACATCATCTATACTAAATCCAACCTCAACATAATCGAATTGTTTCCAAATTTCAATTATTTCTTCAGTCATGTTAGTCATATTGATGTTATACCATAATTTTACATTAGTTCTTCCTGCTTTAATCATTCGTTTTAAAAATCTAAAGTGTTCTTTAATTAAAGTAGGCTCTCCACCATTGATATAAAATACTTTGGCATTTTTTGAATTTTCGAACAAGTCGTCCCAGAACTTTTCTTGCTCTGGCCAATCGAATTGATTCATCCCCTTGTCAAATAAATCCAGAGTAGTAAATTTACTTTGCAATTTGTTATAGTCTGCTATCCATTTACTACTACTCCAAGGATTACATGTTCTGCATTTAGCATTGCATATATTGCCTAATCGTAGTTCAATGAATTCTAAATTAATCTCTTTTATAGACCCATCTTCATTTGTGTTCGCTCTTGCTATTTCTTCAGTGTGATGAGAATATATTTCATTCTCTCTAAGTCTCTTACTATGAATTCCATTCTCTTCTTCTCTAAAGCATCTTTTACATGTAACTGGCTCTTCTCCATTTAACATCTGAAGCCTTAGTTCATTAAATGAATCTGCATTCATTAATTGCTCAATTGAGTGGTCTTTTAGATTTAAGAACTCATCATTACCAACATTATTTGGTAAGACATTTTTTCTAACTGGTGCCCAGTTTCTTGCCCTAGATATTCCACCTTCATGATTCGCAACACAACAAATTGTTGTTCCGCCGTGTGGGTGTGATGCTAAGTGCATCCAAGGTAATGAACAGAATACTTTACTCATCCCAACACTCCATCCACCAATCGTATAGTTCAGGACAATGCTCTTGGTAAATGTCTTCGATTGTAGGCATACCAATTTGTTTATCTTTTCTTATTTCACTTAATTTTGCTTGGAACTGTCTACCGCCAACTGATGGCTCGTGGTGGTCATTCCATTGTTCTGCAAATGTTGGTCTATTTTTCATTTCATGTAATGTTTTAATTAGTGTATCTTGGTTTCTATCTGCAAGTGGTTCCATATAATCTAGGTTGTCTTGTATAACTTTATCAAGTATGTGCCTAGGCCATGCAAATGGAGAGAATACCATATCTGGATGGAATGCAAACATCATCTTTGTTTCCATTCTTACACCAAGTTCTTGGCTCAAATCGAATAATTCTTTTAATGAGAACATACCTGGACCTGTGATTGTTAGGTCTAATAACATCTTGTCTTTACCACCAGGTAACATACAACCCTGTTTGAAGTTTTCTAACCACTCTTCCCACACTAAACCAGTTCGAATGAATTCACCAATTTTACCTGTACCATCAATACTTGCACACATCATCCAATCTTTAAACTGTGGTAAATAGTCATACAAGTTTTTACCTTTGAATGTAACCCGAGACAAGTTAGAATTATATCGAAGATAACAATCTTTGGCAGTTCCTGCTTGTGTCATCTTTTCTAATGTTTCCCAATGAATATCATACATGAGAGGTTCACCACCAACCCAATATATTTCTTCTACAATGCCCTCGTCAATCGCTTTTCTAAACTCTGGCTCGACAACATTAACAGTAAATGAATTCATTTTCTTTTTTACATCTGGTATCATAAACGGATGCTCTTCAGGTGACCACAACTTGTGTGTCTTTTTTTCTGCTTCCCAACTTGAACTCAATAGTTCTCCGCACATTCTACACTTGAAGTTACATAGATTACTGAAGCGGTAATCGAATGAGATTGTAGGCATAGATGTTCTACCCTCATCATCTGTCTTCTCAAATGCTTCTTCAATCTTATGTTTGAATAGATGACCTGTAAACCATTTCTTATATGAACTCAAACTCAGGATGTCATCGTTACAAACATCACATTGTGGAATAGTTTCACCTGCCATAAGTTTCTTCCTTATGTCCATCATGTATGGTGAGTTCCAATGTTCTTCTAATGTAAGTGGATTGAAATCGTCTGCTTTTGTTTTGACTTTCTTTTCTATACCGTACGAGTCATCATTTGATGCATCAATGTATTGTTTTTGAAACTGGTGTTCCTCACGTGATGCACAGCACATTCTTCTTTCACCTTGTGGTGAAATGTAAGTGTGTGTCCATGGTGCCATGCAAAAAGTTTTGTTTTTACTTTCTTCAGCACAACTGCCATCATCTTTCCATATTGGTATAATTTTACTCATATTAGACTCTTCTCAACATGCATACTTTCTAATGTTTCTTTTATAATAGTGTTAGTTTCTTTACCACAAAATATAGAGCAAGATTTTAATCTCTTTTCTCTTATATCTCTATTTTCAAATGTTTCCATATATCCTGTTGTGTATATTTCACTGTCAATTATTTCTTTCATAGTGTGATGTTCTAATGAAATAGCATTATCACCAAATGAGTGTATAAATTTTCTTAGCGGTAAAACCATATCTCCTCCACCAAACTCGTCATCATATTGTGCGGCATGATAACAGCACGGAAAAACTAAACCGTAACTATTAACAAATATATGCTTATCTTCAATCGCTTGGCAGTTTATATCACATTTACCTAGACGCTCTTCATGTGGAGTCAATTCTCTCCATTTACTTGAGTCAGGAATTTCTGAATATGGGGCTGAATATATCCCCCAGTTTACAGGCTCAAGCGGAATTATAGAGTTAGATAAGTCTTCTGTTATGTCCTTAAGATATCCAGTTATATCATTATCTGTAAGTTCCTTATTTTCAGCACATTCACCTAAATTACGACCATCTTGCTGTTCATTCACATTTTCATATTTATTAAGAGGTGGCTTAATTGTATATTGATATTCTCCATATCTTCCATATACCCGCATATCATGTTTTTCGTCACCGTTTTTGTCCGTAACTGCATGAAATCCCATTGCCTTTTTAGCATAGAACCTATCAAATCCTAGTTCTAAAGAAAGTTGGCGTGCTTCTTCTACTTGATGTTCGTTGTGTCTAAAGACAAGAAATTCCCATTGTGCTAATGCACCAGTTGATATAAAAGATTTCATAGCAACCATTATCTTATCCCAATGTGTGCCTTTTCTATATATCCAATTCGTGTCTTCAAGTCCGTCAACACTAAAGATTAATTCTCCATTTCCTTTAAATAGTTTACCTAATTCTTGCCAAAACTCTTGGTCTCTTCCACTGGCATTTGTATTCATGCGAAATCGTATAGTCGGGTTTACAGACCTAAAATATTTTAGAATAGGAATCAACTCTGGATTAGTCATCGAATCCCCATAATTTCCACACATTGTTAACAATTTTAATTGTTTAATAAAGTCTTCTGGAAACCATTCCTTGACTTGTTTGAGGGTCATATATGTTTCTGTGAATATTTTATTTTTTATTCCACCACTTGCTCTCCTAGAACACGATGGACACTCAGCGTTACATAAACTACTAGTCTCTATATCTAATCTTGTTATGTGTTTATATTCAATCATATTTTTTCCAAGCCTCCATAACTTCAGGCATATTGTCAATAAGGTTCATCTTTTCTTCTTTTGTATTCTGTTTTACAAATTTTCCTTTATATTCTTTAACATTAATGTCTTCATATGCAATATTTATGATTTTAAACTTATGACTTAATTCTTGTAGTGCGTTCTGGTAATCTTTATCAACCCGGTGAAATGTCTTTACTTTTTCATCTACGTCTTTTATCTTAAATTTTTTATATTTTTCTTTATTCTCACTATTCCAGTGTTTACTATTATAACTTATATGCCAACTTAAGAATTGTTCAAGTAAATCTTTTCTGTAACTATTAATAATCAAATCAGGATTTACAACTTCAACGATATCTATGGGATTATATTGTGGCAAATCAGATGGATATTCATCAAAGAATAGTTTACAAGACCAATTCTTTTCTATTGTTAGTCTACTAATACTTTTTTTAAATTCTGATTCGCCCTTATCAAGGATAATACCTTCACCGAGCATATTAAGATTTAATTTATTTGCCCAAATAGTTTGCACTATAGTTGTGCCACATCTGCCATGTGAAGATATAACCAGTAATTTCATTTAACTTCCTAAGTTATCAGTTTCAGTATTCCAACCTGGAACATTTTTTACCTCATGTTCGTCATCTCCACCCTCGTATTTTTCAGTAGTTGCAGGGTCTGCCATAAATATTTCCATTGTATTAGTTGGATTATTAGAATTCAAAATTTGGTCACGGTTGGGTACTTCTGCGTCTAAAGATTTAAACCATTCTGCCAGAGGTCCAGGAAAAGTAGATACAAAGTCTTTATTTCTACGAACATCATATTGTGAAAAGAATGATTTAAAATCGTTGTATAACTTCGGAGTCTCCGCAGTATTTTTGTGTGGAGTTTTTATGATATCTAAGTAGTCAATTAGTCTCTGTACACTAGCCTTTTCACCCTCGTCAAGCATTGATTGTGGTCTTTCACTTATAAACCAATCATTGAGTTTTTCCATATAATGTGTCTTAATGTCTTCAGGTAGAATTGCCGCACTTTGAAACGATGGGAATCTTAAAATATTAAGAGACAACACTGGCGCACGTTCTTTGTATTCTTCACGCAAGTCTAACATCTCATCTAAAAACTCTGTTATAGAGTTTAGACAAAGAGAATTGATTGTCATCATCATAAACAATTGTGACACATTTCCTTCTTTAAGAAGACGATGTATATTTTCCATCCAGTATTTGTAGTCTAGTCCATCACGGATGTACTCGCCTTGTATACCTGTTGCTTCCATAGATGTGTATATGTGAAGATTAGGAATATTGTGTGATTTTTCAATCAACTTATCAAAAACTTTAGGAGTTTCTGGACATAAATTACTATTAATCGCAAAACGCATCTCACGGTTTCTACCTGGATTATTCTCAAACCAATCAAACAATTTCCATGTGCCTTTATGCATAATAGGTTCACCACCAGTGATACGTATCTCTTCTAAAGAATCTGCTAAGTCACTTTCCCACCATTTGTGGAATGCTTGAATGTATGGATTATCTTCTTGTTTTCTTGTTGCGGGTTCTGCCCAAGGTGCTGTATCTTGGAAGTGTCCACGACCATCAGACTGGATGTTCTGATATCCACCATAGTCATTAATGTCTTTAACCCATGCTGTACTAAATGCTGGATTACAATAAGAACATTTAAAGTTACACGCCCTATCAAAAGATATCTCAAGTGTCTTTAAATTTACATTCTCTTCCCATGGCATTGTCGCTGTTTTTTTAATATCTTCATCTGTAAATATTTCAGTTTTAAATGTTCTATCTGAAATATGTCCTTTGCCCATATCTTCAACTTTCCAACAATACTCACACTCAGATGGACGTTCTCCTTCTTGCATCATCTTACGCATCAATTTCTTATGAGGTGTATTATGAATTGCCGAGGGATTATCTTTTAATTCTTCGAGTGGAATCCAATGTCCCGGTGGGTGATGACAACTTGTAGTTTGTCCATGTCCCAACCAGATAGTAGCATTGTACCATTTAGCGGCACAATAAGAGGGACTGATAACATCAATTACTCTTTTTTTGTATTCTGGGTAAGTCTCAATACCAATTCTTCCTCTATTCATTTTTTGTCTCCGGCAGTTTTTATACTATCATACCAATCTACGATGATAGGGTCAAAAGTCTTTCTAAAATCTTTATTTCTTCTTTTATCATATTGTGTATAAAATGATTTAAAATCAATTTGTCTCTGTTCGAGTTTATCGGCAGTAATAGGGTTATTTATGATGTCGTTAAGTTGGGACAACAATCTTGTTACATGGACATCTTCAATATCAATTAACTCTGCTTTTCTTTTGTCATACCACTCCTGTATTTCATCAGTGTAGTGTTGTAGTATATGAGTTGGCAATGTAGACATACTCTGAAATTCTGGATTATATACAGGATTTAACGACAATATTGGTCCACGAAGCATTCTCGTATTTATAGGTTTATCTTTTCTTATATCTAATATTTTGTCCATAAACTCTGTTATCGAATTTAGACACAAAGCATTTATTGTCATCATTACATATACCCTTTGTACTTGTGTTTCATTTAGTATTCTTTCAACATTTATTACCCATCTATCGTAATCTATTCCATCTCTAATATACTCTGCATGGGCACCTACAGATTCATTGCTTGTAAATATTTCAAAATTCGGAACACTATCTGCTATATCTAATAACTTCTGAAATGTTTTTTCTTTGTCTGGAACGAGATTAGAATTAATAGATAACCTAATATTATCACCTCGACCTGGATTTTCTTTAAACCATTCAAATAATCTCCAAACACTTGGATGCATAATAGGTTCGCCACCCGTAATACGAAGACCCTCTAACGTGTCTACTAATCCGCCTTCTACATCCCACCATTTCCAAAATGCTTGAATATAAGGATTCACTTCTTCTGATTTAGGTGCAATTTCTGCCCATTCTGCGTCACTTTTATAATGCATTCTTTTATCGCTATCAAGACCGATATACGGTCCATTGTCTTTGATATCTTTTGCCCATGTCGTACTAAATGTTGGACCACAATATGAACAAGCAAAGTTACAGGCTCTATCGAATGATATTTCTAATGTTCTTAAAAATGTGTCTTTATCCCAGTTTACTAACGGAATTTGATTTAAATCATTCTCAGTATAGTTTACAGTCTTAAGCACTCTTTCAGATAAGTTCTCTTCTTGTAAATCTTCTACATTCCAACACTTGTAACATTCTGCAGGTCTTTCACCTTCTAGCATTGACAATCGTTGTTGTTTTTTATGATTTGTGTTATGAATTGCTGTAGGATTATTTTTGAGTTCACTTATCGGAATTTCATGGGCGGCGGGAAGATGACAACTAACTGTGTGTCCATGTCCGAGCCATATAGTCGCTCCGTGCCATTTCGCACCACAAAACGTAGGACTAATTGGATCCATAACCCTTTTCTTATATTCTAAAAGTGTTTCGGATTCTAACTTTTTCATCTATGATATTTGTCCTGGTACTCTTCTGCCGCTTCATCCCAAAACTCCTTCATCTCAGGAAATGTTTCTAAGAAGTTTAATCCACGTCTTTTATCATATTGAGTGAAGTATTGGTAAAATCGAATCAGTCTATCACTTAATTCGTCTTCATACATTGCTTCGCCCTCTTTAGCCCATGCTAAATCCCTCTCAAGTTTTAATACTTCGTAGTTTTTAAATCCTTTATAAGTTTTTCCATAAACTTCATCAGAACAAACATTCGCTTTCATATAATCGATGTTGTCTTCTATAACTGTTAACAACTCTTGGTCGCACAATTGAATATTAAACCAATTAGGGTCTCTTAAATATGGCAAATCAAACCAAATCTTCTGAGCCAAGACTTTATGTTTGTTATCTATTTGATATTGATACCCGTATTTTTCTCTTAGTTCTAACATATAATTTAAAAATCCACGCAAAGAAGGAACACTCAATAAGTTAAATGTGTTAATAAATGTCACACTAACTCTAGTGGTCTCTGTAAGAAGTCGGTCAACATTACGTTTCAATTTCTCAAAATCTAAGCCGTCACGCATGTACTCTGCTTGTGGTCCTATGCCATCTACGCTAATAAAAACACTAATATGTTTACATGCAACGTTGTCAAATATATGATTCCACTTGCCCCATTCGTTGTTTCTTTTATAGTGATTCATGTATAAGAAACTATTGTCATCTGGTTCTATGCATGGACCTAATCCAGTGAACTCCTGTTTGATATCTTCAGCCGATATAGTATCTACATTAGGTTGAATTTCGTGTGGAATAATACCATGTAATGTTTCTTCTAAAATATACTGTGTCCAAGTTTTCCAATGACTTCCATCTTTTGGGTCTTTTACATAGAATATAATATTTCTAAGTCCGTCATCATTTGATTTTGGCTTTTCAAACAACGTGTCGAAATCTACCTCTACTACAGTTGGGTCATTTTCTGCAATAAGTGGTTCTTCTAATACTTTTACTTTCTCAATAAACTTATCAAATAATGCATCATCTGGAGGACACATATTCGTAGTCAGTGAAACTTCTAAATCAGGATTTGGATTATCTCTAATATAATCTAATACTTTAAAAGTATTTTTATCCATAAGAGGTTCACCACCAGTCATACGAAAAATCTTTAGATTAGAATATATATCCGGAAACCATTTCCAAAATGCTTCAATATAAGGATTATCTTTACGTGCAACTTCTAATGGCATTAAGCCAATAGTTTTGAGTTCTTGTACGTTATTATGGCCACCACCGTCATCGAAATTAAATGAACCATGTTCTTTGATATCATCTTCCCATGCAGTAGACAAGTGAGGCGAACAATATGCACACTTGAAGTTACATGCTTGATTAAAATTGACTTCGACATATCTAGGAGCAATGTCATGGTCCCAAGCATTTTCTACTACTTCATTCCAAGCATCTTTAACCCACCACTCACTACTGCGATAATGTCTATCACTTAGTCTGCCACCTTCTGGTGGATTTGCGGCATCTTCTACATTCCAACAGTACTGACATCCCTTTGGTCTGTCACCATTTAACATTTGTCTACGTTCATGTAGTTTAAACTGTGTATTATGTAGTGCGTTTGGATTTGCCTTTAACTCATCTAATGGAATAGCATGAGTAGGGGGATGATAGCAACTGTGAGTTCTACCTTGTGGAAGATGCAAACTGACTTGTAGCCATTTTGCCATACACATTGAAGGCGATATGTCGTTTAACTTGCCTCTTGTAGCAATCGCATCATCATCGTAGTTTGCCATTTAGTGTCCGCTCCACCCTGTGGATTTTTCTGTCGCTAATGGATTATCACTTCTTGGTGGATTTGTATAAACCTCTTTAAAGAATGAACTTGTTTCTGGTGTAGGGTCTGTTATTTGCATTCTGATTCTTTCACTTAGAATATCACCAATTCGTAAAGCCTCATCATATAACTTTTCGTAATCCCATTCTACACCGGTTCTACTACATTTTTCACTATTATTATCACTTGAACAAGTGGGCAGTACTTCTTCTTCAAAATATGACTTGAACCAATCAAACGATGAGATATTTTCTAGTTTATAATCTTCCACAAAGTTTACATCATAGCACCCAAGCCTTGCTCCGTAACAAGCCCATAGACCATTTTCAACATCAGCACCAACGTTACACCATGTTAATAGTCTTTGATAATTTTTATGCCATATTCTCTTTTTAAAGTCTTCGATTGGCACTGTTTTGCCTTCGTCTAACGACATTTTAACACCCTCACGGTATCCTGCACGAAATGCCTGAAATGGTGAGCCTGCATTATATACCTCTGAGTATATGTTGTTCATCTGGATATAATTCAAATCCCAACAGAAGTCTACTTTCTTTGTTTCATCTTCTGCATTCTCGTGTGTTTTCATTTCTAACACCAAGTCTACCGGCCAACATTTAATACCACCATTACCATATACAAGACCATTTATCATGTTCTTTGCACTCCAACTAACTATAGAGTTTGCTAGGTCAGTATCTTCTGGAAATGAAATTGCTAAATCAAAAAACTTTTCATCAACAATATTGTCTCCATCTATTGTTATAAATCTTTCTGTTTCACTTTGCTTTGCACATTCTTTATGTGCATTGTCAAATCCTTTTACTCCGTCAACTCTCTTAGCAAAAGGAAACTTCATCATTAGATTCGCCCAATGTTCTTCCTTTGCTGGTTCATCGTAACTGATGTAAAATACATCTAAGTCACCGATTATTACTTGCTTCGATTTCATAATTTACTCCCACGAATATTTGTCAAAATACTTCTGAGTGTATACACTCACATTGTATTTATTATATGATAACTTAATGCTTTTTCCAGAAGACAAAAGTTCTGAGAATGGCACTAATATTGTCTTTATTAAGAAATCAGGTCTATCTTTGTGGGTCACGAAGAACACATGTTCTGTCTTGCCAGCAATAGTTACTACTTGGTTTTCATCTATTCCTATCACTTCTTTGAGTTTGTCGTTAGCAGTGAACACTAATGTCTCGTCCTCTAGTGAAAGTAGTATATCTGCATCTTCTGTTTGTTGTATCTTATGTAGTTGATTATCTTTGTTTCTTCTTTTGATATCAACTTTTGTTTTAATAATTTCGAAAATGAGTGGATTATCAGTTCTACTAACTATGTAATCAGAGAACTTATATTTTCCTTCAAGGAATGGCTTAATATCTTCTACTTCAAACCAAGCACATAAGTCCTTTGTGTCTTGTATTTGCCTTGATATTTGTGTGATAGCACTAAATCCATCAAAGTAAACAGCACGGCATGTATCAGTCTTTTCTAGCACACTTTTCATAATACTGCATCCTCAAGTTGTTTAATTTTAGTACTGTCCATCCAATTCTTCTCTACATAATGCACAGGCAGTGTTTGAGTAAAGTTACCAATCTTAACTTGTAAATCATCTCCCATCTCACTTGTTATGCTTTTAGTCCAGATAGAGTTTATTTCGCTTTCTGGTATATTCTGTACCATACTTTTCATATGAACAAAAGTCGGAACATCTTTGATATTATAGTCACATGTTTCCTCTTCGATGTCTAATAGTTGAATAGCCAATGCATATGCGATATCGGCACTCATCCAGTTCTGTCCCATTCCACTAAGAAACTTATCAAAGTAAGCATTCCAATGTGTCATAATCAATTCAACCATTTTGAAGAACATAAATGTTTCTTGTGATTTCTTAAAATAAGTAAAATTACTATATATATTTGGTAAGTTTAATAGTGTAAACTTCTTTCTATAATAGTCACTCGTTACATCTTCGTTTCTGAAAGTCTTAACATTCGTACAGAACCAAAGATTTTTTGTTGATAGATAATCCCACCAGTGGTCAACACTATCAGTGAATATCATATCACTATCTAGGATAATTGTTTCATGGTAAGGTGTCATATGTGAATATTTCCACTTATTATGTATCTTCCATTTATCACCCTTTGCATCATCATTCCAGGGAATATCAACGATGGCATCAAATACTTCTCTATGTCTGTCTGTAATTAACTTTTTAGTTTCTTCGTCTACACATACACAAAGTTTATTAATTTTCTGTGTTGCTTTTAAACTTAGGGCAAGAGCATATGACATTTCTAAATAATCATTGTCTTCACTATTTTGAGCAATAGTTATATATCCTTTAGTCGATGTGGGATTTTTAAACCAATCTGGATTCTCTTTTACTTTATCTCTCCAATCACTCCAGTCTGGATTAACTGGTGGAACATAAGTATCTTTTTCAACCATTTACTTTTTCTCCATGTTTCAGAAAGTCATCAATAAGTCTTCCTATTGCTTTCTTATTCATAATATGAATATCTGTTTTAGTGAACCTTGATAATAGGTGATTACTAATTTGTTCTGCATCAGCACAATACATAATAATATCTTCATGTGAATTTATTCTAAAGATATCATCAAGGTCGAAACTATTACTAAGATAGTCTATAGGCAAAGATGGAACTTCAAAAGCAACCCCACCATTCAATATATGTAATGCCATAGAAAATGCAAAATCATTTCTATATAAATTGCCACTACAGTTATATAGATAATAATAATACTTATAATTGTATTTTATATGATTTACAAGAGTGAATAGATTTTCTGCATATTCAGATTTTTTAAAGTAGACTATTGTTGCCCAGAACATAGGAATACTAAAATTATCAATATATTCAATGTTCACTTTGTGTCTGTCTGCAATATCTCTGAACTTAGAGTTAATCATTATATCATTTTCACTGCCCCATACTTGGTCGAGAACATCGTTCATAATGAAATAGTCACTATCTATGACTAACGTTTCGTCATATGGAGACAAATCATATACATCGCCTCTACCTAAGTTCTTAAAGGATGCATACTCAGTGTTTTTCACGGTGTCTTTAAATAATCTTACATTATCAGGTTGAAAAGTATCGCTAATAATTACTTTATCAAAGTATTCATTTATCTTTTCAGCATTAGAAACAAGTGTCTCTGTGTTTGTTATTAGGCATATCTCATCAAACAATGACAGATTTTTTCTGGCAAAGCCAGCACAAGCACATGCCTGTGAAGCATAATCGACATACTCATTATTTTGAGCAAATATTATAATACCTTTACTCATATTAAATTTCTAAGACTTTTTGAATTTTACGTGAACTTCTTAATTTCTGATATTCGTTATAATAATCATTGACTACTTCAAAATATAAACTTGATATTTCACTTAGAAATTTTTCTGTATCTTCAATGAAAATAGGAATTTGATTTTTATCAAGTATTGATATTTCTGTTTTGCCGGATGAAACAACAAAATGCATGAAAGAAATAAGTGATTGGTCAACCGCAAACGAACCACCACTAGTACTGTGGCTTAGTAAGTTTTGGGTCTTGACTTTTAGATTGTTTTTATTTAAATTGAAGGTTTTCATTGTGTTAGAGAATTCAAGTGCTTTCTCTAAACGCTCTAAATCTTCTGCTGATGCTTCTGTTTTTACCTCTGGTGTGGTGCTAGCCATATATTTTTCTCCTATAATAGTACTTATAATACTATATATAGGGCAAAAAGTCAACCCTAAAGTGAAGAAATATCTGTTAAATTAGTAGAGGACAAAAGAATATCGCCAACCAGATAAACTAGTTGGCGATTATTTTTGTTATTAACACTTTGGTAGCATAAAACATTGAAGTTAAATATATCTCACAATGAGGTTGTTACGCTTTTAGGCTCATGCAACAACGAGATTTCTTAACATCATCCCGAGTTGTTTGCTCCCAAGTATTAATTATATTACAAACTATCGGTTACTGTAAAAGTTGGATTAGCAATAACAACTGAACCCGAAGCATTTGTTGGTTTTAAAGAAGCAATCGTCACTGTTGATGTTCCAGGTACAGTATCAGCACCAGTCCAAGACCATGCTCCACCATAACCAGAGCCACTGCCTGAACGGGCAACGTGAGCATCTGCTAATTCTGTTTTAATATAAAGATTAGCACCATCAACATATGATGAAACTTGAATATAGTTTGCACTATAATCAGAGTCATCTGCTATCTCTTTCTTATGAGCAACATAAGAAGTTGTGATATCACTGTGCTTGTATCTTGTACGAGCATCAATTGAACTTGAATCTTCAGGTCTTACTGAGTATGTAAATGTTCCCATTTCAGAAGTAAGTTGTTCCCAAGAAGTACCTTGTTGGTTTGAAGTTGTATCGTTATGTGATGCTGAAACTCTAAGTTCAGCGCCTGATGAGAACCAAGCATTCATTGTGTTCACATCTGCCCATGTAATACGAACAACTTGTGTTCTTGTACCGTTCCAGTTTGATACTGTTTCTTGTGTTTCATTTTGGACACTTGTGTCCCAGTTCGATGCGGCATATGTCCAAGGATTATCGAAACGAGTGTTAATATCAGACGTGAATGTTGCGGCAACATTAGCGTAGTGATTCCAATCGATTACTGTGCCGGCATCAACTGCTGTGAATGGATTTGATATGTTATAATAATTACTAATCTTCGCCGCGGCACTGTAAAGTGAATCGTGATATGCATCATCGATTGAATCCGAGGTAGAAGGATTTGCTGATACTGTATGAGACTGGTCGTAACCGCCGTGTACACCGGTTCCATTCAGTATTGTATTCATTGCGTCTCTCAAACTTGATAAGTCTGAGTTTGTTATAAGTGAGCCTGAAGCCATTGTTATACTCCTAAATTTTAACTAATTTGAATTGTAACTGTATAGTCAATTACAATTGTTCTGTTCGCTGACAGTAACACGGGATGGAATGTTACATGCGTCATCATTAATGTTTTTGTTTTGTCTAATGCACCACTGTTGGTAACACCAGCCATCAGACCGATTTCATCAAATGTATAATCATCATTTGTCAGACTATCATTCGTTGGTATCGTTCCTCCTACTGCGGCTTGATAAGCAGTGTGGTCTACGTTCACACTAAACTTTACTTTTGCAGTATTGTTTGGTACTAATTCTCCAGCCCCCATGTCCTCTCCTGGAAAATACACGACATTTGTTGTCAACTGTTCATACGTTGGGATATATAATGATGCATTGCTTGCCGTGATTGCTAATTCATCATATGTAGCGTTTACTCTAGGAGACTTATATGAAAGTGTCGTTGTAGACGTACTTCCACCATTACCAAATTGCATCCAGTTAATGTGAGGTGCATCTCCTGAACTATTTACACTCGTTGGCTGACCAGCAAGTGCAGAAGCCATGACATATGCCATATTTCCTGGGTGAATAGCGTTTTTCTTCTGAACAAGTACTTCGCCACTTTCTTTATCATATATTTTAAGTGTACCAACTACTTGTGATTTTATTTCGTCTTTAAACATGTTATATCCGTCTCTTAGATTATATCTTATATTTATCTACTATTGTATTTATACGTTTTCTCATATACTTCTATTCTACTTAAATTATAGAAGATTCTCTAAATTTTTGTCGTTATTTCTAACTAATTGCATAGGAGTTTCAAGTACATACACTGTGTCATTATTAGAAAAATTGTATCCTAAACCACTATAAAGCATTCTATCACTAATATTCAAGGTCGTAGTATCTTTGTTATCATACATCATAAATTCGATGTTATTAGTGCCTGCTTTCTGAACTGCTATTAGTTTTCGGTTATCAGTAGATGCACTATCATCAAATTTTGCAGAAGTATTCACTACTATGGTGTCTCCGGTGAATGATGAAATAGTGTCTGAACTACTAACTGCAATGCTGTAACCTCTACCATATACATCATACACATAAAATTCTGTTTTGTCAAGGTGTAATGTCGATAAATCTGCACCTTCTACATTCGAATCTGCTCCACCAACAGTATCCGTATAATTTTGTAATACTAATACTGCCGATTCCAATGTTCGTGCGTCAACTTGTCCCGAATCGAATCCTACTGTTGATTGAGTAGGATAGAACCTATCTCCTATTTCAAGTGCTTTTCCTGTACCTGTTCCGACTCCATTTGCAACGAACTGAGTACCAATATTATTATCAGCCGAGCCAATTAACGTGAAATCTGTTGTTCCGACTAACTGTATTTGGTACTGAGTTCCAATTTCGAAGAAACCCGCTTCAAATGTTTTGCCTGATTTTGGTATTAATGAGCCTTGCTCATATACGCCATCATCAATATTAGCGGACGCATTACCATCATATAACGCCAAATCATATCTACTGCCGTTACCAATATCTATTGTGATATTCATATTTTCACTAATAGTTGTGGTTGCGTCAACTGTGTCTTCTGTTGCTCTTGTTCGGGAAATTTCTCTTATCTTAACATGATATGGTTTTGATTCTTTAATATAATCTAACACATCCTGTTCACTATCTCTTTGATATACCGCATATTGTTTTAAATCTCTGTTGTATAAATTTAAATCTATGTAACTTGTCTTAAACAACCATTCAGGATATGTTTTCTCTGTATATAAGTATTGAACCATACCAAAGAATATGTCATTAATAAATTTGGTATCTGGGTAATCTTGTATTAGATTCATTAATTCATGAATCTGGACTCCTACTGCATTGGCATAATATCCATTAAATGATTCTTCTGGAAACACAAGATTAGTTAGTGATATGTTTAATGCACTTTTACTTCTGTTTACCAATTGTAAGATATCTAAGTGTTCAAAATAATATTCATCATGTGTTGGTAATTTTAATTTAAATGATTTTATTCCTTTGTTGTACTCTGCAATCATATCGAAGTTTCTAGTTGTTGAGAGATAAGAAAATACATCTATACTCTTAAACTTTTTATCTATATACCAATCACCCAAACTAAAGATAATATCACTAGTATCTACATATTGTTCATAGTTGGTGTATAATGCAGTTAGCATCTTATTGCCCATATGTTCATTTATAATTGAAGTGAAGTTATTTCTTGCTTTTTCAGTATCCGAGAACCAATTATCTTCCTTGTATCCTAACTTGTACACTCGTAAAACATCACCTTCTGCTAGATTAGTACTACCGATGCGAGATATTTGTAAGTCTGAACCGACAATACTTAAATCGCTGGCTCTTACTGTCATACTATCAATAGTTACTACCAAGTTATCATCTATAATTAAATCTGTAATCCAAGAAATTGGAATTAGTGCATATTGTGGATTACTTAATTGAGAACTCGTAAGTCTTCCTGTGTATGTTTCTTTTATAGTAGTTCCTGCCAATGATTCAATCATGTCAGTTAAGAACCTCTTAGGAACAGAATAATCAGAAGATTTAGATAACAATTCCCAATCAGAATTTGTAGTGCGAACTTCTTCGTCTTGCTGATATTCGAATGTTGTACTAATAGTAGAATTATCATAAGTTGTTGCATTGTTACTTATAATAACTTTTTTCGTTCCAACTGGTAAGAATTTATTCTTAGGTCCTTCAGAATTTATCAACATTGCAATTTCTTTACAATCGTCATCATCTGGAGACCAGAAGAAATACTCAGTCACTTCTTTGCCTGCTACAACATCATAGTATGTCTTCGTATTATATGATTCTACTAGAGTTGGTATTGTTCTGGATTTTGTCCATTTACTTACTACCACATTCGAGTTTGCAACTAACTTGCCCCAATATTTTTTAGCATAGTCAGTGTTTATGTTTCCGTTCGAATCGCCATAGTCGTTATATCTATAAAATCTGGCTAAGTCAGTGTCCCACCATATCTTGCCAAGTTTTTCATCTAACCAAATATCAGAACTGCCTGATACGTCATATTTTGCTGGGTCATTCCATGCAACATATTCTAGTTTAGAAGTAATTGCGCCTGGCATTTTCAAGTTCAATGGGTCATATAGTGAATGATTAGTAAAGTTTTCTCCATCTTTAACAATTATTCTTTTAACAAAATCAGTATTAATTGTGGCCGCTTGTCTGGCATATATTGAATATGCACCATTTTTGAAATTGAGGACTGCCCAACCATTTGCATCATAATCGTCTACCCACAATTTACTTTCACTATTCAATCCTAAAGTAGTTGCAAAATTAGAGAACGTAGCGCCATTAAAGTTCGGCGTATATCTCAATGATTTCCAAATCATTGCTTTGAAGTTTGCACTACTTGTTACGTTTGAGTATTCTAATCGAAGTCCTATTCTTGTTAATATAGTGTCAGATGTTCCTGAGAATGTCATACTAACATTATCGTTTGTGAATATCATTCTTCCGTCACTTGAAACTGATACAACCACGTCTGTGGCAGCCGTAATTTGTGATGCAAAATCAACTGCACTAGAACTTAATACTGATGTGTTTGTAAATGTGCCTGATGAAATTCCTATATCAGAAAGTGGATTGCCTGATATATTAGAAGTAACTATACTACTTTCTGAACTTGTAATTAATACTTGTCTGTCAGATTTAGATGCTGTAGTTGTCACACCTTGAAATACTTGTGTGTTCAAGTCAGATATTATTGTGTCTGTGGCATCTATAGAAACTGTAGTGGTTGCATAACCTAATCTACTCATAGCACCTGCGGTTACTTCAACTATATCTAAATTATGATTTGTGCTTGTGACTTTAATTGTGCCAGTAACAACGGAAGCAGTTACACCTAAAATGTTTAATGCGTTTATCTGTTCTACAACACTTGTTTGTGTTGGGTCATCGTTTGCATTATAAGTTCCAGGAGTAATACCCAATTCTGGCAATGCTGTTCCAGATATAACCATAGAGGACCCAGAACTAGCAATAGTCATATTTGTTGCAACTGAACAAGTAATATTAGATATTGTATTAATCTCTGTTGCTAGATTTTGTAATTTAGATTCTTCATATAAATTTGTTGTTGAAAGTCCTAAGTCTATTAGAACACCGCCGTTTAATACCATCTTAGAGAGTGATGTTGTGAGGACTAAATTGTTTCCAACATTCGATGCGATTACTTTTGTAGTGCTACCGTTAATAGCATCTACTATCGCAGTCAAGTCATCACCATTTGTTAATGTAATTGTATCACCATTGATTACTAATGGCTTAGTTGCTGTCATAACAGGAGAAGAAACTGTTCCAGTAACTTCTAAGTCTGCTACTGCCTTTGTTACACCATCGATAGTAACTGTGTTGCCAGTTGTTAACAGAGAATTCTCTGTGGCACTTGATGTTAATGATATACTTTGTGAACCACTGTAATCAACAGTCAATGTTGTTCCGTCAATTGTTACTTGGTCTCCTACTGTTGGAGTAAACGACCCCGTTGTCTTTGCAACAGTTCCTGAAAATGTTACTGTTGTGTTTGTGTTATTTGCCACTAATCCACTATTATTGTAGATAACAAAACTTGCTTGTTCTCCCTCAGATACCACTGGGTTTGCAACTGTACCGAGTATTGATATACCAGATGCTGACGCAGATGATGGAACATAACTTACATTTGCACCATCTATGTATATTGTATCACCTGATGTGAAGACAGGATTACTCACGGAACCAATTGCTTCTACACCAGAGTCAGTGTTTGTTGGAACAAATACACTATTTGTTGTCTCTGAATCTATCTCAACGATTAGTGGTTCGAAATCTTCTTCGAATACTAGATATTCATATATTGTATTTCCATCTACTGTCTTTGTGCCATTTGCAGAAAGTAAATAATATCCAGCAATGTTTGGGTCTACATTATCACTAGAAATTTTTATGTATATGGCTTTATTAGTATAAGATGTTGATATTTCAGTTACCATTCCAATATATAATTGGTTATCAGATGTTTCGCCTATATAACTTATTTCAGAAACTTCACTAAGTCTCATCACATCCCAATCTCTATCAGTGTCAAACTGTACCCATGCAGTATCTCCTTCATACAACTTCGATGATGCTAAGTCTGTTAGTCCAGCATGAGTATCAGTAACGTAGTTTACATCAGACTCGTCTACATAGCCAGTTGTTCTCAATGCTACACTATTCTTTTCAGTACTAGTAATAAGTGGTTTATTTGTATCATATTCTATTAAGAATGGGTCACTAATCATATCATTGACTGTTATATCTTTCGTCATCGTAAGATTAGAAGGACCTCTTCCATAGTCACTTAACTTAATTGCCCAAATATCATTGTGAGTTATATTCTTAAAGTTTCCATTGTTGTTGATAATCTTATCAATACTTGAAACTGTTCCTTTGTGTGATAAGAAGCCTTTATAAAATTCTAACTGTGACTCCCTTTCAACTCCATGATTTGATAGATATGGTCTTGTTGTGTATCCGTAATGGTTAGATTTTAATTTATTAACCATTGAAATGCCTTGGTCAACTACTGTGTTTCTATAATGACGTGTTTCCTCAATCATTGTATCAAAATTTGGTATTAACTCGTTGTTACTAACAATATAACCATCAATTGTCATAGTGCCGTCCCAATCAACAGTTCGGTTACAATCAATTTGCATTCTAAGATTTCTAGTATGCGTGTGTGGGTCATATATTATATCATCGTAACTGTCAACTCTATCAACAACAAATGCATGTTCTATATCTCTGATATCTACTTTCATTCCATAAATGGGAACAGTACTAGTAAATGATATTTTGGTGCCATCTGTGTGTATTGTAAGTTCAGTTTTTGGAATAACTCTACCTGACGCATCTATAACTCGGTAAAAGTTTTTAAAGGTTTCACTAGTGATACTCGCAACACCGTTAGTTGAATTAAAACTTCCGCCAGTTAGCAATGGAGTAAGAGTAATAAAATCTCCAATATCGTGGCTTTCAGTTTGCCATTCTAAGAATTTATATAATAAGTTTTCCCAATCAATTACTTCACCAAATTCATCTGTGTCTGTGAATTCCCATCCTAATAGTTTTAGATAGTGTTCGTAGCCAATTATCAAATGTGCAACATCGTCTACTGTCTCTAATATATCACCATAGTTGTAATTTTTTATCGTATCATCTACTAATTTGTTGTAACCCTTTGCTAATGTTTTGTTTGTTGTTGGCCATTCTGTCAATGCTTTCCATTTTTTGATATCATCATCAAAAATAGTAGTTGAAGTGTGTGCATCTAAGCAAATATATGGAACATCATTGTATAATATATACGTGTCTGTTCTGTAATATTCTCCCGATTGCCAATGGGTTAATGTAAGTTTGTCTCCTGCAGTCGTAAATGCTTTCTCTCCACTTGCTTTGTCCCATCCCATAGAATAGAATGTTGGATTTATTTCATCATATCCATGAACTTTAAATCCAAACTTATTAGTCTTTGGTTGTGATATTTGTGTCCAACTTGCATAGTCAAAGTTTATTGTTGCTCCAGATTCTTTTGTAGATACTCCGTCTATTTTTCTTTTGTAGTATTTTCCGTCTCCAGTATTTAAAACAACTAGACCTTTGTAGTATGTTGCTACATCTGAAAGTGAATATACCGGATGTGCTAAGTCAAGTGACACTTTTTCTAATACGATAGCACTGAAGAACTCACTTCTATTTGGCACACCTGCGTGAACTACTAAGTCAAAGTTATCAGAAGGTAGTTCTGTAAATCTACTATTCGCTAATGAATTGTTTTCTGATTGTAATTTAAAGTTGTTAACAAAGCCACCCAGTTTTGAACCTAATTTAAATGTATAGTCGGGTTTTAAAGCAACAACTTCGGCAGTATTAATGCCCTCATTATTGTTAGAGTAAGAAATAATATTTTGTATTTGTGTGCTATAGTCGTAAATAATTTTAAATGGATTTGACAACATCATCAACATAAATTCGGCAAAAGGAAATTCACTACTTCTTGTCCATGCTAATTCTATAGGAGAGTTGTCTCCAAATTCCCATGATTGTTTCATCAACTCTATTTCTTCATTAGAAAAAGAAACTGAACCGAAGAATAATTCACTAGGCGTTTTTAAGTTTCCTGAACCATCAACTGGAATCGGGCAAGTTAAACTGTTTGCGTTTATTAATGTTGACCAAAAAGATGTCAGCGTGTAATCTGAACCGTAGAATGTATCAAAGTTTGCTGGTTTTTGTGATAGTTTTATTGCTTTCCAAGGTTCTTGTAATGGTCTGTCTGTTCCATATGCATGTAACAACTGTCCTCTCCAGTAACCTGATACTGTTTCATTTTTTGCTCTATAGTTCCACGTTTTAAGTTCAGTAGAATCAAATGAATCATTATCTAGGCTGTCAATATCATTTCGCATTAACCATTTCTTAAAAAATGGATACATGATAAATTTCTTTTCAGAGTTTGAATAATCAGTATAAGATGTACCATATAAACCATAGTTCATGCTATCAATATCAGAACGTGTATTATCAGATAGATTATTAAATACCAAAGTTTCAAAAGCAAGAATAATATTATCCGTTCTTGTATTATATTTTGGTATTAATGACCCATCGTGTCCTTGAATGAAAGAAACAGAAGGACTATATCCACTATCTGTTATGAATGTTGGTTCATACGCTGGCGCAATCTTCAGTGAAGTTGCACTTGGTGGAATATAAGTTTCTTTTATATTAGTATAATGTCTTACAGTTAAGGTGTCTCCGGAAGATAATGCTGATGTAAAGTTTATCTCTGTTGCGCCAGATGATAAAGTGTAATCTATATTTAATCGCTGAATAATATCATTTAAAATTACAACTACATCTTTATCATTTGTTATCGAGTCTGTAAATGACGGCATAACCTGTTCAGTTGCATTTGCTATGACCGTAGCATCTAGTGTTTGGTAATGAGAAAACTTCTCGCCAAAGTTCAACATAGTGCTGTCTTTAAAAATACTAACACTTGATTGTTTTCCTAGTGCAATAATTCCTATCGCTTCTTCTAAAATTTCTAAATCAGTTTTTGTTGTACTTGCACTTGATTCTAAGATAGTAAGAATTGTTGTTATTAGTTTGTTTTTATAGCCATTATATGCACCAGATAAGAACTCTGTTCCTTTTATAGGGTTATAGTCTTCTCTTGTTAGTGCAAAATATGCCTCTTTGATATCCACGGTATTTCGAATAAGAATGCTACCTTGATTTGCAAATCTTAACTTGTCTGTATTTGTGCCTGATGTTCTATAGTTATTGTTCGCTATTGGACTTCCAGTTAATCCAGTAACAGTCTCAATTATTCTAACGAAATGTTCAAAAACAACAGAGTACGTTATCTCTGTGTTATAGTATGTTTTATTATCTATGTTGTATTCTACTGATGGGTCAATACGCTGAAAGACTTCTTGTCCATCATATATAACTGATGTATCAGTACAGTAGTCTACATATATGTTACCACTAACTTCTTCAGTCATAGTTATTGTGTCATCTGCACTATCATATGTGTAGTTTTCTATTTGTTTCTGTCCGTCAACATATAAATCTATTGTATTAGAATTCTTTGGTGTCTGTAAAAGTTCAATCTTAGAAACAGAAATCTTATCACCAATCTCTTGTCTGAAGTTTCGATAATCAAATATAGTAGTTGTATACAATGGTTTATAAGCAGTACTAAGTTTGTATGTTGATGTTTCTGGTAAATCTATATTAAATACATACTCACTATTATAGTCACCCGCTTTCTCTTTTGGTCGCATGCCCAACTCAGTATCATTTGGGTAAATACTTCCTGTTACATAGTGAAATATTTTTATGTCATCAAGTGAAGTTGTTCCAGTAGAATCGTATGATTTAAACTCAGGAACAGTAAATGATGATGCTACTGTTGTTGCCGCACTCGTATCACTTAATTCAATATTTTTATCGAATTCAATAATAGGTCTTAGTGCTTGAGATATTAAAGTAAAATTAGAATCTGTAATTAAGGATTTGATATCATCATAGTGATACCAAGAGTTATTAGTTTTCCAGAAGTCTGTAGGAACTGGAGTATCTGTTGATAATTTTTTATCAATTGTTACATAATGCTTTTTTGTTGAACCTGTTATCGAAGAATCAAAACCAGGAGATACCCAGTAATACATACTGTAGTTTACAAATTTATCTAAGTCAATTGGCAATTGAACTGTTTCTTTTGTACTTTTAAATAATCGTCTATGGTCGTTTGTTAACGCACCTTTATTGTATAACGAATTCAGTAAGTCATCATAAAATATATTATCAGATGCATCTACATTTGTGAAAGTTGGTTCTAATCCGTAATTATCTCTTGTATATGCTGTCGCTGGAAACGTAAGATAAGAGTCTTTACTATTGTATATTCCCTTTTCTTTTCTGCCGACAAATGCTTTTGTTTTCTCCATTTTACCGGTAGAAAACACACGTTCAAGTGTCGTTTCAAATATTGTTTCTAACTCACTATTCTTTAGATAATCTGGAAGAAAGTCATAAATCTTCTTTGCCATGTTTATTCGCCTACTAATTCAGATTGTGCTAATTGTGTAATTATTTTTACATCATTTGATGTAGTAACTGCCATAAATATTTCATTCAATGCACATGATATACTTAACAAGTTTGTAAAGTTGTTCGATGCATATTTTGGTGTAATAACTACACTAGATATATAGTCTCCTAGTTCTTTGTGAAGGTATGCCCTCCAAATTCCCAATTATCAAGGGCAAAGTATTCATTTACTTTTGTAGATACTGCTGTTTTAATTTCACTATCAGTATATCCTACACCTAGTTTCTTAATGACTTTAAAAATCGCTTGGTTCTCATTTTTTGCATATGAACCAAACAGATATTTAAATTCTACAGGTATATAAGCAATATGGTCAGCCATTGCTGCCTTTGGTTCTATACTGTCCATTATTTTAGATAGTTCAAAGTTGTTAGGAGCGACTGGTGTAGTTGCTGTAAAATTGCCTGCTACCCATTCGTTTACTTCTCTGACATAATCAGAACCCAATACATACATGTCAACAATATTACTAGTACTTGGATTTATTCTCTTATCTATGTCAGCATAGTGTTCCCATCTGAAACTCGTAAACCTGTCTTCAACAAAAGTTGTTCCTTCTACTACTCTATACTGAATACTATTATAATTAATTTGTATTAAATCACCAACTGATTGGTCTACGTGTCCTGTTAATGGACTCCAAGCACCCAACTCTCTTCTTCTCCAGATGCCATCTGTTGTATTGTAGTAGATTGATGCTGTGTCTGGAACTAAATTTGCATTAGAAGCCGCCACAACACTGACTGATGCTCTTTCGAATGTTATGTTATTATCTATATATTGTTCTAAAACGATTTTCTCATCTTCAGTCACCTCAAGAATTGCAAAAGGATTGTCATTTATATCTGATGTTAGCAACTTAACTTTAGTATTATCTATGTAACCGCTCAATGTAGTGTAATCATCATGGATATATGATGCAACTGTTTTATACGTAATAGTAGTATTAGAATTATTATTTGCTATATCAAACGTTGCTTTAACTCTTACTGAATAGTTTGCAAGGTCAGATAACGTTGGTGCAACTCCAAGGAATACATCAATAAGGTCTCCAACATTCACTGCATATGTCCAGAAAACAATCTTGTATGTCGTTCCTGTTGTGTTCGTAACTGTAATATGTTCATTATCTAACACAACTCCATTTGCGTCTCTTAGTACAATGTTACTTGTAGTAAGCGGGTCAGTTCCAGTAGCATTTGTTATTGTAAACTCACCATAAGCATATTGTTTAAATTTTATATCATTATCTAGGTAATTTATTGTTCCTGAATCTGTAGTAGATATAGTGAATGTATATTCATCTGTAGCCGGTGATGGTCCAGAATATGTTGTTATGTAATTGTTACTTTCAAAGTTATCAGATTCATCTCTCCAAACAAAATTACTTGTAGTTGCCGCAGAGTTAAAATAAGCCAACGATACTTTTCCTTTGAATCCCAAATCTTCTATATTCTGTGTAGATTTTACAGTATGTGCATCAACATTGTCTGCCACATTACCAGTATATCCACCTGTAAATGCAACTACGTCAACTGATAAGTTTGTATCTGATGAGGAACTTGTTGGGACATCTTGTTGTATAGAAGTAGACAAGTCTGTTAAATCTGCTAGGTCTGATACTGCGAAACTTAAGGTATCAACTGGTGATGTGCCTATAATATCATCTGGATTTGATGGACTAGTTATATTAGATGTAGAAAAAACTGATTGTGGTGTTTCTACACCGTTTGGCGATATTAGATGATGTGAGAAATTTACGCCTGATGTCGCATCTGTGTCTACAAAGTCTAAATTATCTCTTGCACCAGTGTATTGATACACTGCGTCAAATGTTGCGCCTGTGCTTCCATCGGTTACAACTGTTGATAATGGGGCTTGTCCTAGCGTTACGATTTCATCAGTTGCCGAATAAGTAGTTCCTGTTGAAGTTGTCTCACCAGGTGCTAAGTAATTCAAGTATATAGTATCACGTTGTGATAAATTTGTTTCGTTATCAATAACATCTGTTGTATTGCCATAGAAGAATTTAACTTGTTCTCTACTTTCAAATGCTACTCTTTTACCAGTGAAAGTTGCTCTATATTCAGCCTCTGTTTCTCTAATGCCATAATTATAATTAAATGTAACCGAGATATCTGTAGTTGCTGTTCCTGAGCCTGCGCCAACACCAGTTGCTGTGAATACTGTTCCAATCTCACTATCAGTTGCACCGATTAATGTAAAGTCTGTACTGCCTACTGTTATAATTTTGTATTCTGTGCCAACTACAAATGCGCCTGCTGTAGTGGTGTTAGGTGTTAGACTCCATCCCCATGCATTTGAAACATATGTATAATATAATGTAAATGTTTCCGCATCAGGTGATACCTTAGTTTTAATTAAGGCTTTTTCTGCATCTGTGAACTTAGTTCTGAAACCTTTTACTAGTGTTGAAATGCCAGCACTTCCAACATCACCATTCTCTGGAATCTTTTTATTTAATGTGAAATTTGTGCCATCTACTTTGTCTACGTCTGCCCAAATTATTTTGCCTGAGTTTGTTTCTAATTTAAGTATATCTCCTACATTTACGCCAGACATAGTAGGTGAAACTATCATCATTGAATCTGTATTATCTACTGTGTATGTCTTTCCTGATTGTGCCAATACAACTTCTGTTGTGTTTGATTTATTTGTATGGAAAAATTTATTTAAAAGAACAGGATGTTTGATTGCTTTTACAAGTTCATTTCTAATGAAGTTGTCACTATTGCCTTTAGCCTTATTATAACTTAGTGGCATAGTTATAGATTCATTTTCTATAAAGATACTTCCATCAGAACCCGTAACACTCAAGTTAGAGTGATGTCCTAACACATCATCCATTTCAAAGAAACGAGAATTGCCAGCGAAAGAAGTATTTACTGCCTTAACTTTATTAACAACATTGTTTCCTAGAGTTAATGGATATACATTATAATCTTGTGCGTTGACCATTCTGTCTTGTGAATAGTAACTTCTTGGTGCTATTCTTCTTACACTTGTGTAAGTTTCTCCTTCAAAGTTTTCTGAGAAATCTTTAGTACTTGTAATGGTTAGTGTAATTCTGTATGTTCGGTTGTCACTTCCTGTATAAGGAATTGTTATTGTTTTATTTGTGATGTCATTTGACTTCACTGAGAAGTTAGCATTGTCTGTTTTTCTAAACCACGTTCGGTAATTACCAAATGCGGCATTTCCAAATACACCATCTGGATAATGCAGTTCAATTGTATTGTTTTCGTTAGAATTTATACTTACTAAATCGCCAGAGCCTGTTCGTAAACTATTGAATATTGCTGTTTCTCTTGTGTCATTATCTACTTTTGTTACACTTGATACATATTGTTTATTTGCATCTGTTCTCTGAACCCAAACATCAGAGTTAGATATATTGATATCATCAATTAATTGTACTCTATTTGAAACTTTAGTATTATAGACGTGGTCTTTGTAACTTAATGTTCCTGCAACTGCATAAACAAAGAAACCAGTTCTATCACTTGCTGAACCTAGATTATCGTTTCGATTAATAATCGTAAATTTTTTGCTTAAGTTTGGTTCGTCTTCGTATATTCTAGTAGTTGACGTGTCTAATATTGTTCTAACCGCTTCAAAGTTTCTGCTTTTGCCACCAACCGTAGATGTAAATGGATAGTTAATATTCTTAGTAGAACTATCTTCATTGATTTCATAAAGAGAATGCTCAACGTCTGCGATTGTTAATGTAGATGCTGGATTCTGAATTTTAGTATTGCTTGTAAGTGTAGCATTTATGATGCTGATAAAATTCTCGTACCAATCTATGTTATTACTGTCATTCCAGTTTACAGTTTTTCCTGCTAATGAAACGCCCATATTATCATAAACATCTTCAGTAGTTACGACACTAGATATCTTCATAAAACCCTTTGCATTGATTGGGCGTGTCTTGTTATAACCTAGAGTCTTTGCCATCTGTAGAATACTTGCTCTACGTTCAGCAGTATCCATAAAGTTTTCACGGGTATTCATATCTAGTCGATATGATAAACTGTGTCCTAGATATGCGACTAAATCGAGAATCGCAATGAATTCTGAACTTGCTATGAAGTCGTTAAATTTATCAGGATAAGTTTGTCCTATATATGCTAGTAGGGCTTCTCTTATAGTGTCGAAATCGTATGCTTTGAGACTGACGTTGGTGAATGCAGTATATACTGTTGTCCAACTCTCACTTGCAAATAGACTGTCTGTACGTTCTTGGCTCATATTATTCTCTCTGTTATTCTCTGTCTAAATCAATACTCAACTCAACGGGTTCATTTGTTGGTAGTATCTCAAGTTTCAAAATAGCGTTTATTGTATGGTCCGAGTCTTTAATATCAATGCTAACAAATTTACATCTCGGGTCATCATTTATAATTCCAGTTAAATCTTCTTCAATTAACTCAGTAGTTTCATCAGTTAGTGGCTCAAACAACATTTCATGTATAATTGACCCATAAGTAGGCAACATTACTCGTTCACCCTTACGTGTCATAATGTGATTCATAAGGTCTTCAATCACCAAATCCTTATCGAATAACTGGTGATTTATTGCATTTTTGTTTTTGGTACTAAAACCTGTGAATAATGGCATAACTTTTATTTTCTCTGTAGTTTATGTTACATGTATTTATCTCCACATAATATTCGTAGTTTTAGTATTGACATTTTTGTTTAATAATGTTATTATAGACATATAAATACTAGTATATCACAACAAGGATAACATCTAATGCCAAATTTAGTACCAATGGTCGTTGACCAATCAGCAAATGGAGAGCGTAGTTACGATATTTTCTCTCGTTTATTAAAAGAAAGAGTTATATTTCTAACAAGCGAAGTGAATGACTATCAGGCAGACTTGATTTGTGCCCAGTTATTATTCTTAGAAGCAGAGAATTCAGAAAAAGATATTCATTTTTACATCAATTCTCCGGGTGGAGCAGTGACTTCTGGTATGGCAATATACGACACGATGCAGTTTATCACTTGTCCAGTAGCAACAACCGTGATGGGACAAGCGTGTTCTATGGGTTCATTACTTGCTCAAGCAGGTGCTAAAGGTAAAAGATATGTGTTACCAAATAGTCGCACGATGATTCATCAACCAAGTGGTGGTGCTGGTGGACAAGCAACTGATATGGAAATTCAAGTTAAAGAAATTCTTAAGATGAAAGAGAGATTAACTGGAATTTATGTATCACACAATACTGCTGGAAAGACATTTGAAGAATTAACTGAAGCGATGGAGCGAGACAACTTTATGTCTGCTGAAGAGACTGTTGCTTTTGGACTAGCAGATAAAGTTATAGATAAACGTTAAGAAAACCCAGGCACATAACTAAACATTTTAGCAGTTTTCATCTTTCTTTGTGCTAGTTTATCATTTACTTTGCCATTCTTTTTTATATTACTTTGAATTTCATCTGTTACTGAATACCAGTTTCCATCATTTATAAGTTTAACAATAGAACTGTTTTCTATAGTATCAACACCTTCATTAAAGAAGTGAAATATCAACGCATCATACTGTGGTTGTGCTAGTTGTACTTTAACAAATCTTTCTAAAACATTTCCTATATTTCTTAATTGTTTTTCTAAAATAAAATCAGCGGCACCATTTGATATCTTGTTAGAAGAAATGTCTATTCTTGTAGATGCAACTGTTATGTAGTTGTAATCTATTTCTGTGTCTGATATCTTATAATTATATCCTACTATGTTATCTTTTATTGTGAGTGTTGGTATATTATCAAGCAAAATAGCATTCTTACTGTTTAAAGAAAAAGTTAGGGTGTTAATATCACTCATTACTACCTTAATATGAGAAAGAATATAAGTTGGCTTATTATCTACGTCATATCCCGTTCCTAAGAACGTACCGTTGGGTGTTATCACATTAAGTGGTAACTGTATATAATTTAACAATGAGCCTTTTCTTTTATCGTATATCATAATTTATCCCATGTTTTTCTTGCCATCTTCACTGGCATATGCTTTTGCGTAATCGCTTGTAGACAAATCTTTTGCATGTGGACGAATAAATGGTTCGTGGGTTGGCATCTCAGAAACTATTGTACCTTTCACTTCCGTATTCTCTGCATTTTGCATGTCTGGTTTTGAATCTACTTGAATTAGTTCTGATTCTGCCGCAATAGGACCATTCAAATGTAATAGTCCTCCAGTAGACACAACACAGTTTACACCAACTGATATATTCATTTGGGCTTCAGTTTGAATAAATTGAGTACCTTTGCTTCTTATATGCAATTCATTGTCTGAGTTGAGTTTTGTATTTCCAATACTATGTATATTGATATTTTCTGCGGCTTCTAAATTAATATTTTTGTCTGCACGAACATTGAAATCTTTTTCAGTTCTCACATTCATAGAGCCTTTTGCATAGACCATGACTTCACCATTTGCACCTATTTCTATCCAGCCAGAACCATCACTATTCACTGCGTAAATAAAGTCATTACTGCCATCTAAAATAATACCAGAACCAGATGCTGTTGTAATTCTTATTTGTTCAGGATGAAGTGTACCATCATCAGCAACACTTCCATCATCCATTGATATTGCACAACCACTTGGAGTTTTAAATCCAGTAACTTTATTTTGTTGTGGAATAGGATATCCAGCATCTCGTGTTGGCGATGCAGTAGATGGTCCTCTTAGAGGGTCAGAATAAGTTCCTTGATTTGCTAATACTGTGTTTCTTACACTGTTATCTCTTTCGTTAACTGAAAGAACAGATGCATCTCCTCTAGTCACTGGTGTATCTTTACTTGCATGAATATCTTTATATAGTCCTTCGCCTTGTCCGTCGCCTGTAACTTTCGCTTTGCCCGATGAACCACCACTAACTACATCTGGAATCTCTTGTGCTACTGCAAACCAATAACCTTCTTTGCCGTTATCAGCAAAAGTGACAAGAATGGTTACACCCTCATCAACGGGTGCTCCAAAAAATCCATAACTACCGCCTGCTCCAGCGCCACCAAATGGACTAGCATATTCAAAGAAATATGGGTCAAATGGGTCGCCATTTAATGATGGAATATATGCGGCTAATCTACCTCTTCCCTGTGGGTCAATATATTTTTCACCAGTCTTTGGATTATTAAAAACAGTCTTTGCTTTGAATACTCCTCTTCCAACTGTCTTAGATATAGGAGAACCAATCGTTTTACGTTCTTTATTAATTGTATTTGCAAATGCGTTGCCTCTATTAAGCATATTATTCTCCTTATGGCGTTGTTGCGTCTATATAAAATTTATCGGCAGTAATAGTTATCTCAAGTGCGCCACTAGTTGTGTTTAGTTTGCCGTCTACGTTTTGACTTTTTTGACCAGATTTAATATCTGGAAATAAATCTGCAATTTTTCCTTTTATAGCATCGTAGTCTCCTAGATACATTGGGTTCATATCATTATATGTCATTGTATATACACCAAAGAAGTTACTAGGGTCACTAATCGTCTGTGATACTCCATTTGCATCTGTGTATATTATTGGTGCTATATTATTATAATCTATAACCGTGTGCTTGATTCCATCATCATCTTCTACCTCAACTTTAGGTCCATTTTCCCAATCTACCACTGATTTATAAATTTTTCGTGCTTCATCATATTGTGCAACTTTATCCGGATTAGCCATTGCATATTCAAAACCTACACCAGCACCGTCAAGTTTGTCTCTTAAACTTCCAGGTAATATAATATCACGGGTGTTTGTTGCTGTTTTTACTAGTATGGGCACTTCTTCGGTGTCTATCGGTACGACTGGATTTTTTATTTGTATAACCTCATTATTTACAACTGCTACACTTGTAAGTTTTTCTCCTGGTAACGAAAGTTCATTTATTGCTGTTTCGGTTTCAACCCTTTCTAGTTCTCTTTTATGTGCTTCTCTTAATACACCATCAAAGTAATAACCGTCAAGATTCGTATTTAATTCTGTAGATTCAGTAGATAGTTCCTTTAATTTTGTTTCAGTTTTTTTAACATTTACAGATGTTGTAATATCTCCTCTATGTCCGGTTTGTGTATTTTCATTTATACTGTTAATTGCTCCCGCGGCAGCCTCAACTGTTTTATAGTCTTCTACTGAAAGAGAATCTAGTATTACTGACTGTCTGATTTTCGCCGCCGCTCTGAAATTCATTGCTTTTCTCACATCATCTGATACTACAATTTCTTCTTTTTTAATATTTTCATCTATCGCTTTAACTGTGCTGTCATACCAAGCCTCTTCTCTAGCCAAATCTTCTGCTGATAGATTCTCACCTGTTAGTATATTGTTTATTTGTTCACCTAACATATTCACATCACTTGTTTCTGAAATTGTCAATGTATCTGGTTCAATCTTTTTAATTTCAAGTCTTCTTGTCGTAGGATTAAATACCTTTTCTTCAGTGACAACGGCATCGACATTTTCTTCAAACCAATGAGTGTTCTTCCAGTCATTATTAGCATTTGGATAATATATTTGGTCTCTATACAATTTTTCGTCCCATGTATAAGTTGGAAGATTAATTATTGTATCGGGAATTCCTGCGTTAAAAAGTGCATCTGTGTTAGAGCCATCTAGTATTTGATTGTCTGCATTTTTAAATGTAGATTCTCCGTATGTTCCATTATTCACTTCTTGTATAATGATTGTTGGTGTTCTTTCTCCTGTCGCATCTACAACTATTTCTTGTATATCATCAGGGTCATGTCCAGTGATAGATAGTTCGCCACCTACAGCAATTTGATATGCCGCTACTTCTTGTGGTGATAAGATAAAATCTGCATTTGTAGATGGGTCTGCAATAATATCATTGAAGTATGTGTTTACTGCTGTTATGGTTGCCGGTTTTCCTTTATCATCTAATGTAAGACCAAGGTGACCAAGTAATGCTTTTTCTTGGTCAACCACTGCTTTACAACTATCAGGAGAGCCCTCTTTACATGCGATACGCAAATCTTTTGTATCTTCCAACCAGAATAACGCCTGATTTCTTCTAGCCACATTATCCAGAAATGGAGCGGCATGTTGTCCTAAAACACCTGTTAGATTATTAGGATTTACAGAAAGCACGTCATTCCAATCATCATTGATTGTTTCTGCATCATCGATAGTCCATTTCATTTTTTCATCAAGTGTTTTGTTGAATACTCTTCCTATCCAAGAACGTGTGTCTTCTGGCTTAACGGGGATAGGGCGTGGTTCGATTACATCTAACCCAGGCGGAAGTTCTGATAAGTCTGGATTAGTCGCAGTAGGTTCATCCAATAAGGTTAAGTTTTCTAAATCTCCTACAACTCCAGTTTCTGGATTAAGATATTCTGCTTCTGTCTTCTTTATCATACTCAATGTTTGAGTGAAAATACCATTTTGAAAATTACTAGTAATAGTTCTTACTAAGTACAGACTTGTTATAAGATTTCTAGTAATAACATTTTCATATGCATCTACTCCGTCTGCTACATTTGATATTAAAACAAGTCCATTTCCACCATTTATAGTAGTCATTGCATTTAGTCCTGGTCGACCACCTGTGATTCCAAACTCTTTTAGTTTCATTTGTGGTGGCATATAACCTTCTAACCAATAGGGGTCTCCCTTGATAGTCATATTTGCTCGAACCATACTTATATTAAACTGTTTTGATTCATAATATTTCTCTCTTGCAAGATACAAGTGTTCTGGATCCGTTGGCTTGATTGTGTATAATTCTTCGTCACCTAATGTTCTCACTAGTCTTTTAAACACAATAGGATTATTTGCCTGTGCTTTTAACATAATTTCAAATTGTTCATTTGACATTCTGCTTACAATATCATTATCCAAGTCTTCTATTAGTATAATTCTATTAGCATTACTAATTGCATTAACATCTGTGTTGCCTTTAAAGATTATATCGTCATATACGTTTTGATTAGCCTTCCACTGATGATTAAAGGCACTACTTACCTTATCAGCAAGGGCATCTTGTATAAGATTATCTCTATTTTCTTGTGACAATCTCGCTTGATTCGTATTAAGTTGATTAGAATCACGGGCTATTTCTATACCCTTTTCAAGTTTTGATATATTTTCTATCATATGAGAATAGTTTAATTCTTTAGAAATATCAGAGGTAAAGTTACCATCTGGTCCAGCCTCGCCAGTTGCCACCATCAACTCTACTAAAGTTCTTCCAGCATACATATCAGCAACATCATTCGGTGTGGATCCACCATCACGTGCAACTAAAGCCTGTATGATTTCTGCTTTATAACCATCTTGTGTTTTTAATTTCTTGTTTCTTAAGTTTGTTAGTTGGTCTTGGGATTCATCTTTAAGTTTTAATAGTTCTTGGAGATTTGCTTCTTCTTCATCGATAATTTTTTTGTATTCATCTAAGATTATACTGCCTTCTTGTCCGTCTGGTAACAGAAAATTTTCAAATGCATAATAATCAGATGGCACACTATATGTTTTGGCAAGGTCAGCATCTAATGAAACATTAAAATCTATCACTTGGTCGTTCTTTCCAGTAAATTGGTAATCATACTTTTTGCCCACATGTAGGTCATCAAAATACTCTTGTATCACCGCTCTAACATTTTTTATCTTATTAACTTGGTCTAATCCATTTTGAACAATTGGTTCTTTCTCCCAATGAAAATGATACTCAATATCGTATGCGTCTGTTCCTTTTATCGGATTATATCCATTTTCTTTTGTGACAATCCATGGAGTAATTTTAAATAATTTACTCCAACTCTCAGATGATTTTGTTAATTCTTCTTTAATAATTTTTGAGTTAAAACATATTTCTAATAAAATTGAATATATGTCTTTGCCGGGCAATACCTGCCCTATATTTTTGCCGGTGTTTGTAGTTGTTCCTGTTTCCATATTTTGAGAACCATGGGCAATATCTCCATCGATTGATGAACCCGAGGCGAAATCTTTAAACTCATCTGAAAACGAAACTGAATAAGTATGTTGAAGTCTTTCTGGTAAAGTTGGATGTGCCTTCTTAACAGATTCATTCAATCTATCTACAAAGTGTTCTACAGTTTCTTGTAATGTCGGTCTTATTTCATATGAGAAATTATCTTCAGTCATACTAACGTCTAAGTCCATCACTGTTTTATCTGGAGGAATAATACCTTCAATTACTGTAGATGTTCCTCTTGCATCGGTTGATGTAGATAGTCCAGTATATTGTGAAATAACAAAGGGTATAACTTTTGTTGAGTTTTCTATTTGAAATTCTTTTCCAGATTCATCATAGCCAACAAAATTAATTTTAATATAAAATGTTGTTTGTGGTATTGAATAGAATCCAGATAAAGCGATTGCATTATGTAAATTATCAACTAGACTAGTTTCGCCAACCTGTGTAATACTAAAACTTAAAGATACCGCGGTGCCTGCTATTTTGCTATTTGTCGCATTACCGGCATGTATTGATTCTATAGATAAGTCTGTTATGTTAAATTCTGTTGAGGCACCAGTCTTTGCTATAGTGATATAATTATCATCTACCGACGGCCATTCGTTATTAGAAATGCCTTCAATATTAAAGCCTTCGAATTGTTGAAATCTTCTATCAGTTTCACGGTCAACTACAATCCACTCTAGGTTGTAAGTAAATGACGTATATTGGTCTAAAGGATTTGAGATAAATTCTGTGGCATCTACGATATCTTGCAGAGTACTCGCTTTTGTATTATCCATTGTTTATACCATTCTATTAATATTTTCAAGACTCGGAAGTTTAATAACTTTTCCAGCAGAAAAGTCTCTAATTGGGTCAGCCATAATATCAGGATTTCTATGTGCGAATATCCACCAATACTTAGAACTGCCATACATATTGTAACTACAAAGGTCTGGTCTTTCATCGAATTCTTGTGGTATCGTATAATCCTCATCATACGGGTCTTTGAATATAAATCTCTTTTTCATTATATCTAAGACTGTATCTTTGATAATCGTAGTTCTATTCCATGGTGAAGTTTTCTTATACATAGCCTTTGTCCTTTAAGTTTCCCTTAAGATATTCTTTAACACTAAAATTATCTCTAACATCTTTTGGAGAATATGTAGTAGATAATGACAATACAAAGTTGTTTGTCACTGGCACTCGAATAGGGTCACCATCAATATTTGCCTCAACGTAGTCTATATCTGAATCTAAATTCCAAGTAAAGTCTCGAATCACACATGGAACATTCTTATATAGATTGTAAGAACTAAATCTTAAAATTGGAGGTGGCATTCCAGGTTTATCATCTGATGCCCATGACATTTTCATTGTACTTCTAATCCACAATGCCGCTTTATATACATATTCTGCTTCTTCAGTACTTCTTACAATCATTGGGGCTGTAATATTAAGTTCCATATTTGTATGACTATCAAATGCACGTTGTTGGAAATTAGTATGCGATAAGTCATACTGATTATAGTTTGTACTTTGAATCACTGAAATCGTAGGAGTAAACGGAAAGTTTAATCTTGTCGATGTAGAATCAGCATATCCTGTTCTCTGGTGGTTTCGATTCAAAATATTATCAAATCGACCACTAGGGTCTTCTAAGAACACTGGTTGTTTTGTATAATATGGGGTTGCCATAACATTACTCCTAAATCATTATAACAGTATTTATCGTTGTATTATGTGCGTATATTACGCCAGATATACAATTTTGCTATATATAGCATTATACCACTTGACAAGTGCAACTTTTATGTGTTATAATAGGTCTAACATTAGGAGAATAGACTATGGCAAGACGACAAAACTACTTAAATAACAAGGATATGTTGAAACAGATACATATTTCTAAGTCAAACTATTGTTGGTTTGAAGACAGAGATATGCACCATCAACATGACATTATTCTTTATGAAACTAAAGAAATTGCAGATGCAGTAGAACAGGCAAGACAAAACAAAGCAAAACGCCTACAAAAATTGGCGTGGGATGCTAACACAGATAAAAAGAAAAAACAAGTTGATTTTGAGGTCGACCCGACTTCTTTCACCGAAGACGAGATTGTCTTTCGTGTGATGACATTTGAACATATTCCAGATGAACCTGGACGCAAAGCCAATCCTAAAACTGTTGCTGACCATAAAGTAAAATTGCCATTTCCTTCATTCAAGCACTATACATATGTAGACGGAAAAATCAACGAAGTCGGTATTTCACACTTCAACAAAAATAAAGAATTTGATTTGAGTGCTGGTAAGATTACTGCTATTTTGGCGACAATGTATATTAAGTTAGTAGAACGCTATTCTCAAAGGTCTAACTGGCGTGGATATACATATATTGACGAAATGCGTGGACAAGCATTACTACAATTAGCACAGATTGGATTACAATTTAACGAAGACAAGAGTGATAATCCCTTTGCTTACTACACAACAGTAGTAAACAATTCATTCACTCGTGTTCTCAACATAGAAAAGAAAAATCAAGGCATACGTGATGACTTGCTCGAAAAAGCAGGACAGGCGCCAAGTTGGACAAGACAACTGGCACACGAAATGAAATCTCAGGAGCGTTGGCAGAAAGTCGTAAAAACAAAAATTACAGACGATGCTATTCCAACAGAAACCATTAAAGAGATTTATGCCGACAATGACTAATAATTTATTCAAAAAAGCCGCTTGTTTTACAGATATCCATTGGGGTCTAAAGAACAATGCAAAACAACACAACGAAGATTGTTTAGATTTCGTTGATTGGTTTATCGAGGACGCAAAGAAAAGAGATTGCGAAACTTGTATATTCTTAGGCGACTGGCATCATAACAGGTCAAGTCTAAACATATCAACAATGAAATACAGCCTTGCTGGTCTACGTAGACTAAGTGCGGCATTTGAAAAAGTTTATGTTATTCTAGGTAACCACGATTTATTCTACCGTGAAACACGTGATGTAAACTCAATGGAATTCATTGATGATTTGCCTAACATTGTATTAGTACGAGATACACTCATTGAAGGTGATGTCGGTATTGTGCCATGGTTAGTCGGTGATGAATGGAAGAAGATTCCTAAGATAAAGACAAAATACATCTTTAGTCATTTAGAGTTGCCAACATTTAAACTCAATGCAATGATTGAAATGCCTGACCACGGTGGTCTTAAAGGCAGTATGTTTAAGAACCAAGATTATGTATTCACTGGACACTTTCATCAACGTCAGATAAAAGACAATGTAATTTATATTGGTAATGCGTTCCCTCATAACTTCTCAGACAATTGGGATGACGATAGAGGTTGGATGTACTTAGAGTGGGATAAAGAACCAGAGTTCTTCACTTGGCAAGATGCACCAAAGTACAGAACAATTGCATTATCAAAACTATTAGATGACCCAGATAAGTTTCTACTGCCAAAAACAACAGTAAAGATAACACTAGATATCGATATTTCTTATGAAGAAGCAAATTTTATTAAGGATACATTTGTAGAAACATACAAATTACGTGATGTAACTCTAGTACCAGTTAAATCTAATGAACATGAAAACGATACTGGCGCCGAAATACACTTTGAAACTATAGATGAGATTGTAGTATCACAGTTAGCATCATTAGATAATAACGGCAGTTTTGACAAAAATGTACTTATAGAAATTTATAATAACTTATGAAGAAAATACTAATAACTGGAAGTCGTAAGTATGGCTTATGTGAGGCTATTTGTAATCTATTCGATACAATACCTGATATAGAATACGAAACTGCAAGTAGAAGCAATGGTTATCATTTAGATACAAACGATGGACAGAAAAAATTGGCAGAGAAATACATTGAAGGTGACTTTGATGTCTTTATTAATAATTCTGCAATATGGAAGTTTCAACAAGTTATAGTTGTCGAGGCAGTATATAATGCTATGGAAGAAGCAAACAGAGATGGACACATTATAAACATTGGTTCAACTGCTGATACTGGAGTTAAAGGCAGAACTTGGAGATATCCAACAGAAAAGAAAGCACTCAAGGCTTACAATAGAGACTTAACTTATAAAGCAATGGGTGGCAGTAATATCAAAACAACACTAATTTCACCAGGAAGTTTAACAACAACAAGTGTAATGAAGAAACATCCTGATAGAAAACTGATTGATGTCGAATATATAGCAGAGTTAGTCGTATGGACAATCAATCAACCAGAGTACATTAATGTCAACGAGTTATCGATTGACCCTATACAATTAGGAACTTACGCAAGAGAGGTATAAGTTTGTTAGCAATTAAGAATATAACAATAAGAAATTTTATGAGTGTGGGTAATGTCACACAGGCTGTTAATCTAAACCAAGATGAACTGACTTTAGTTTTGGGCAACAATGTAGATTTAGGTGGAGATGGTTCTCGTAACGGAACTGGTAAGACTACTTTAATCAATGCATTATCATATGGACTATATGGTAAAGCACTTACAAACATTAAGCAGAACAACCTAATCAATAAGACTAATGGTAAAGGTATGATGGTCACAGTTGACTTTACATACAATGGAAACGAATATCGAATTGAGCGTGGTCGTTCACCCAATGTATTTCATTTCTTAAGAGATGGAATGGAACTTGGTGATAACGATGTAGAGAACGCAGGTCAAGGTGAAATGCGAATGACCCAATTGGAAGTAGAAAATGTTATTGGGTTATCTCATTCAATGTTCAAACATATCGTTGCACTGAACACATACACTGAACCATTCTTGTCTCTAAAAGCAGGAGAACAACGAGAGTTGATTGAAGAACTGCTAGGTATCACTGAACTATCTCGTAAAGCCGAGAAACTTAAAGAGATTTCAAAGAATACAAAAGAGCAAGTTAAAGAAGAAGAATACTCTCTTAAGGCCAAAGAAGACACGAATGCTCGTATTCTAAAAAGTATTAAAGACATTGAACGAAGACAGAAAGTTTGGAGTAATAAACAACAAACAGACTTAGAAGCATTAGAGACTGCACTTGATTCATTATCTCATGTAGATATTAAGAATGAACTAGAACAACATGCATTACTAGTAACATACAATGAAAACTTAACTGCAAAGAACCAAGCAACATCTTGGATTAATAGTATCGAAGCAGACAACACAAAACAGTCTAAACTTATTGAACGTTTATATGGTGAAATAAAACTCATCGAAGAACACAAATGCCATTCCTGTGGTCAGGATATCCATGATACAAAACAAGAAGAAATTCTTTCAAGTAAGACTGCACTAAAGAATGAAGCAATAGACCAAATTACAACAAACGAAGCATCACTAAAAGAGCATAATACGTTAGTTGAGAGCATAGGTAGTATTGGTGAAAAGCCTGTTACATTTTACTCTACATTATCCGATGCATATGAGCATCAAAATTCTGTGGAAAAATTGGCAGAACAGATTGAATTAAATAAGAATACTGAAGACCCATATGCTGACCAGATTGCAGATATGCGTGATAGTGCATTAGAAGATGTAGATTACAGTCATATGAATTCTTTAGTTTCTTTACTTGAACACCAAGACTTCTTATTGAAACTATTAACTAATAAAGATAGTTTTATTCGTAAAAAGATTATTGACCAGAACTTAAGTTACTTAAATTCTAGGTTAGCGTACTACTTAGATAAGTTAGGATTGCCACATGATGTTGTATTCCAAAGTGATTTAACAGTAGAAATTACTGAATTAGGTCGTGATTTAGACTTTGATAACCTAAGTAGAGGCGAAAGAAATCGACTTATTTTAGGTTTAAGTTGGAGTTTCCGTGACATATTCGAGTCATTATATAGCACAATTAACGTGTTATTTGTTGATGAATTGATAGATAGCGGAATGGACACGAACGGTGTCGAATCATCACTTGCTATTCTTAAGAAGATGGCAAGAGATGGAAATAGAAGTGTGTATTTAATTTCACACAAAGACGAACTACAAGGACGAGTAGAAAGCGTCCTTAATGTAATAAAAGAAAATGGCTTTACAAGTTTTTCACATGAAGAAGAAAGCGCCATGTACAACAAATAGGAGCATCATATGAGTACTAATGCAGAAATTTTAAGATTAATGGAAGAATACGTGGCAGAAAATGCCAAGTTTGAAGAAAAAGGTGTGAAAGCATCTGCGGCTCGTGCCAGAAAAGCACTAGGCGATATTGGTAAACTTACGAAAGTTCGTAGGGCAGAAATCCAAGATAAAAAGAACAACATGTAAAATGGTCTGTATAGAAAGTTATATCCCAAAATTTTTAGATATGCTTTATGACGAAGAGATTGCAAAACATCTTTCACTCATTGAGATACGGGATGCCTTTCATACAAATCAAATTCAAAGCAAAAAACAAGCAAGCCTTGCCTTTGATGCTATAAGTGATAATACGAATAAAGTATTATACATTGGCTCATGGCTAGGCTTTCTTACTCGGGTACTGATTGAAAAATATCCTAACATAAGTTTCGAAGAAGTCGATATGGACACAAGATGTAAAGAGATAAGTGGTCGTTTCAACTACACATTTAAAAATTATCTAGGACATCAAAGCATGAATATAGATGATTTTGGACGTGAACAAGAGTTTGACACAATTATTAATCTTAGTTGCGAACATATGACTACTGATTGGTATGATAGAATAAAGTCAGGAACTAAACTTGTCATACAAAGTAATGATTTAGTAATTGAGGACCATATAAACAATTGCAAGACATTGGATGATTTTAAAAAGAAGTATCCGCTTAAAAAAATAGAATATAGTAACACACTAGAACTCAATGTTTTCAACAGATTTACGCTATCTGGCATAAAATAAAAAAAAATAAACAAAAACGCTTGACATTGATATATAGATATGATAGTATATAATAATCAACGGGTACTTATGTCTCCTCTAAACCTCTCTCATCGACATAGTACTTGTTGCTTTACTCTCATTAAGTGAGAGTAGGTGGGTTAGACCTTAACGTACCACTGTAAAAAGCACAAAAAGGAAATGTAAGACGGGAAAACCTGGTAGTAGAAATACTATCGGGTTTTTTCTTTACTAAATACTTATATCATATGAGGGAGAATTGCAGTGTCACCGAAAACAATCGAAAGAGTAAAATGGCTCGCTACATTTATGTTTGTTTGTGCGGGAACACTCATATCTTTAAATCTACCAGAATCTAAGTATGCATTCCCATTGTTTGCAACAGGACATTTGATTGCAATTTACGTTTTTGTGACATTGAGAGATAAACCACTAATTGTACAAAACATATTTTTCTTATGTATTGATGTGATAGGAATCTATCAGTGGCTAATAGCGCCTACACTTTCTTCTTAACGCTGTTTAGATACTCAGTAAGAATCTTAGAACTTCCTACTCGTACATTGATAATACCATTATAGTACTCATCTGTCTCAAGCACTCTACGGTCAAATTGTTCTTTTGCTTCTACGTAACTTAGTGCGCCGCGACTCGGGCAATAGTGTAGAATTTCACGTGAAAATTTATCGGGGCCTAATTTTTTTACATCCGCATTCAAATGGTCAGACGAACCCCAATAGGTTCTCCAATCACTTTCTTTATAACCACGCCTTTTATTCTTTTTTCCTTTAAGAGGAGGTTTAGTGGTTTTAAATCTTGCTAACTTCTTACCTATGTATTTTCGGTCATTTGTAAGATTCGTAATAAGATATACAAATCCCTCAACATTATCAGGTAATTCATTTACAACTTCATTGTTATATGTCCATTCACTCATGGTAATAATTATTCCATACTTTAATAGGTCTAAAGACCTAATATCTTCGTAAATTTCTTTTCGCTTTGCTCAAAGAAGATTTCCTCGATATTTATTTCTTCCATATAATTATATATCAATATTATAAAATCATTATATTTTAATTACTTGTTCGGTTTGGAAGACACAATTGCCCATCCACTGGGCAACTGCAAATGAAACTTGTTCTTGCTCATCAGATTCTATGTCTAAGTTAGCCACTAGCAATGGCGAGGTCGGTTGACGATTCCCTCATAACTTAGTATTGCGTCTTTCGACTCAACGGCACCTCAATTAGTCTACATAGAATAAAAATCTAATCGAAGTTGGTAGTGCTTTAAAACCTACCAGCGGTTTGTACATTTCTGTACGGTAAATACTAGTCATTCAATTACCTTTAGAGTAACGAATGTTAAAATACGAAATATCTCTTTGTGGTTTACGAGAAGCAGTGTCGGATTTCACCCAACTTATCCGAACGTATGTATAATATACGCCCTCAATCCCGAGTCGGCAACCCGACTAACAGTTCCACTATGTATTGCCTTATTAGAATCATTATTAGCCTTAATATCTTTAGATTTTGTATCAGATTTGGGAATTTTTATTAGAATTATATCGATTTGTATTAGTTATGTTGAACATACTAACATAGTGGAAAAGGGATGTCAACCTTTTTTGTAACTTTTTTTGTATTTTTTATAAAATAGGTGTTCCAGCCTTCTTACTCAACTCAAAATTGTCTTTTACTATTTCGTTTAAGTGGCTTATATGAGTAACAGGCATTTCGTGGAGTTCTGATATACTGACGCCACCTCTCATATACCAAGTCAATTTCAGCAAGGATTTGTGTAGACTATCAAGTGATTTCTTATAAGACTCTTGTTTGTCCTGGATTTCTTTGCCGCTGGCAGTCTTCAACCAGCCTAGGAAAAATTTACAGGGTTTAACTCAAAGTTTACTTTATCTGGCTTCTTACATTCTTCGCAAACAAATTCAAAGACACTCAAGTCTGTTGTTTTTATATCGAGTGAGTCTATTTTATTTTTTACGTCTTTAACAACCGAAGTGGGAACATTATCTATGAATTCTACAATATGTTCATACTCATATACATCACCTTCTGGTGTTTCTATCTTGTGGATAGAATTGATAAGCAAATCTACATTCTGTTTTGATACTTTTCTAAAACTGATTGCAAATTGTTTTGCCATTTCTAACTCTGCATTTTCTTCGCCTGCATTACTTTCCGCAGTTTTTTGAATACTATTCAATATTCTAGCCTGTTCAACATCAATTAGTGCTAATCTAGTAACACTTTCAAGTTTTGGCGGCTGTATATGAATTTTTAAATCCCCCCATTCTACTGGTTCTAGTTTCTTTACTTCTGGAAACTTCTCAAGTATCTGGTTTATGTCGATATTATATTCAGCCTGTGCTTCACAGTGAGAACACGTGTGTAGGTGTGATATATCCTTGCCATATGTTGCAAGTTTTATTGCCAAAAATAGCAATTCTGCATCTACGTTGCATAATTCTCTAGGTTCTGGAATAGTTGGCACACAACTTTTGATTAGTTCTACAAACGCTTCACCATTAAGAAGTGCATCGGGATTTGTCATTGATATCTCATCAATTGCAGTCATTGGCAAAATGCCAATCTCATCCAATACAGTTTTTTCTATTTCTGGATTAAATGCTCCGGCTGTCGGAATTTGTACATATAGTTCTGGTTTACGAAAATATCCTGCTAGAGGATTTGATTTGTCGCTCATTTTATTTCCTTTGATAAATACAGTATAAGTTAATTAATTAGATAAATTAAATACGAACTAAATTATCTAATTAATATTTATCTTTAATAATAACTACGAAGTTTTTGATAATAGAGAGTAGACATGGCAGAAGAACAAGACGTACATATTTCCAGTATTAGTGGTACTATTGCCGCATGGAGCAGTGAAGCAACTGCGAAAAAGATGGAGGGCGTGTTAACCAAAATAGCAGGCCAAAATGCCTCTATAATGCAGTTATTAAATGCTACTAAAAATGGAACACAACTTTCAACAAAAGAATTGGCAAAGATTAGTGCTGATATAAGAAAGCAGGACTCTACTGCCAGAAAGAGTGAACAGGTAAACAAGGCAGACAGAACAAGAACTCAACAACAAGAACAGAAACAAACAGGAATATTATCTAATATTCCAATTGGATTAAGAGATGTTGTTTCTGAATTAAAAGCAAACGAGAGAGCAGAAAAGAAAAGAGCCAATATTTTAAAAGACTTGATGGCTAAAGGTATGGGCAGAAGTCAAGCAGAGTCAGTTATAAAAAGAGGTGAGGCACGAGAAAAGTCTATAGAATTGATGAAAAGTGCTGGCAAAGTAGGCGCCCTCGCTGTTGCAACTGGTAGCGGAGTCCAAGAAGCCCAAAGAGTTGCTTTCAGTGAAAGATTTGACATGGTCCGAGAGATGAGACAGTCGGGTTTATTACATGGATTTGAAGTTGCTGGAAAGGGTTTTATTGATATCAGTAGAACTATTAGTAAAACTAATTTTACTTTTGGTGAAGCCTCAGATTTTGTTTCTAAGTTTTCTAAAGTAGTTGGAATTAATGGCGTAAAAGGTACATTAGATTTTGTTCACGCTCTTGCCTCACCAGATGACCAAGACGGAATGATGCAGAGAATGGGTATGGAGTTTAGCCAAGTAACAAACATGGCAGGGCAATACCTTGAGACGTTACGAATTTCAGGTCAACTTCAAAATATGTCTGACCAGCAAATGAGACGAGGCATGGATAGTTTCATGTCGAATGTTGAAATGACTGCAAATGTATTAAAGGTATCAATCGAAGAAGCCGCGGCAATGATGACGGGAGTATCTGATTCAGATGCTGGTCTATTGAATACAATGCCGGCAGAACAAAGAGACACAATACTGTCAGCAGTTCAGAGTATGAATGCCCAAGGCATGGGACCATTGGCAGATTTGTTGAAATCAAGGCTAACAGCCGGGTCAGAACAAGCATTTGTTTTATCAGCACAGTATAACGAAATGGCAAATAGTGCATTAGGAAGAGAGTTATTAGATTTTACTAATCAGTTGGCACCAATACTTGAAAATGAAGGAGATGCGGCGTTTCAAACTGCATTAGCAGAAATGATGGGACCCTTTGCACAAAATTTCTTATCACAGGCATCAACTGGCGGACAAAGAGCATTGATGATTGGCGATGAACAGTATGCGGCAATGGTTGGCGAGTTTATGAAAGTGGCTCAAACTTACCAAGATGCAAATAAAGGAATTCAAAAACCACAAGGCGAAGATATAACAGAACTATTGAATCGTGAACAACAACGTCAAGCGGCAGTGTTGGCAGAAGATGCAATGAACGAATTGTTGCCCCTTTTTGTAGAAAACTTACAGGATTTGACAAAAGTAAATAGAGAATTTGCTGAACAGGCAAACATAACATTAAAAGAATTGAAAGGTGTTGTTGGATTTGCGGCAGACGTTGGGACTACATTTGACGTAATTAAGTCAAGTATTGCAACATTCTTCTTAGATGTGTTCGAAAATTCTGAGGCAAACGCTCCTGTTAACACAATCGAAATGAGTAACAATGAGCGAAGTAGATTAAACTTGGATAAGAATTCAACAAAAGATGATGTCACAACGGCATTAGCAAATCAACGTATTGATACTCAAATTATTTTGAACGAAGTTAACGAATTTGCAAAGAAAATTGAAGATGGTGAATTTGGAAGCATGAATACGGAAAATTTAGTGGACTTAATAGAGCAAAGAAACAGGCAAAACAAAACATATCGTTCATCTGAATTTAAATCAGTAGACGCCGAAACCCAAAGTCTTAGAGACGAATTGACGAAGCAGATGCTGGAGAATAGTGCGGCACTTGCCAAATTGATAAGCGAACTGAACAAATAAAGGTAAACGGTTGACAATGTATACAAAATATGTTAATATAGATAAAATTAGGATTAAATTATGACTTGGAAAAAGTACTTTAAAACATATGATGGTGTTCCACGCCCATCTGCGGAATCTGGACCCGCTACAAATAATGCGTCTAGTTCAAAATATAGCAGTTGGTTACCTGAAGTCTATATGGGACAACCCAATAGAGTACAGCGTTATGGACAATATGACCAAATGGATATGGATTCTGAAGTCAATGCGGCATTAGATACGATTGCCGAATTTTCTACACTATTCAGTGAAACTACTAAATTGCCATTTAACATTCAATACAATGATGACCCATCGTTTACTGAAAACGAAATTCTTCAGAAATCACTACGTCAGTGGTGTTCAATGAACAAAATGAACCAACGCATTTTTAGAATTTTTAGAAATACAGTTAAATATGGTGACCAATTATTCGTAAGAGACCCAGAAACATATAAGTTATATTGGGTAAATCCATCAAAAGTTGAAAAAGTTGTCGTAAACGAGGGCAAAGGTAAAAAGATTGAAGCATATTACATTAAAGATTTAGATATCAATATGCAAAGTCTTAACATCACAGCAGACACAGTTAAATTATCACAGACGGGCCATCAAAAGATGGGTATTCCTAACTCGACTGCTGGTATGCAACAAAGTTATTCTTCTGGTGCTCCAGAAGGTTCACGTTTCGCACATGATGTTACTACAACAGCAATTGATGCCAAGCATGTTATTCATGTATCTTTAAGTGAAGGTATCGACCAATACTGGCCTTTCGGCACAAGTATGCTTGAGCCTGTATTTAAAGTATACAAGCAAAAAGAATTATTAGAAGACTCAATTATTATCTATCGTGTGCAACGTGCGCCAGAACGTAGAGTATTTTATATTGATGTTGGTGATATGCCGACACATAAAGCACGTCAACACTTAGAACGTATTAAGAATGAAATTCATCAACGTAGAATCCCATCTAAAACTGGTGGCGGTGCTAACGTTGTTGATAGTGCATATAATCCACTATCAATTATGGAAGATTACTTCTTTGCTCAAACGGCTGAAGGTCGTGGTTCTAAAGTTGAAACACTTCCAGGTGGTGAAAACTTAGGTCAAATTGATGACTTGAAGTTCTTTAATGACAAACTACTAAGAGGTTTGCGTGTTCCACCAAGTTACTTGGGTGGCATGGATGCAAATGGTTCTGCATTTAACGATGGTAGAACTGGTACTGCAATGATACAAGAGTTTAGATTTACAAAATATTGTGAAAGACTACAACAACTTATTGTTGAAGAACTAGATAACGAATTTAAGATGTTCTTAAAACACCGAGGTGTTCAGATTGAAAGTAGTTCTTTCGACTTATCATTCAATGTTGTTCAGAACTTCGGTAAGTATCGTCAAGCAGAAGTAGACCAAGTAGCAATGAATGTGTTTACGAGTGTTGAAGGCGCAGATTACATCAGTAAGCGTTTTGCAATGAAGCGTTTCTTAGGATTATCTGAAGAAGAAATCTTAGAAAACTCAATGCTATGGAAAGAAGAACGTAACGTTGATGACCCACTTCAAGGAAGCGATGACGGACTTAAGGGTGTTGGAGCATCTCCGGGACCAGCAGGTGGTGACTTTGATATGGGCGGTGAGGACTTTGATGACTTAGAAGATGAAACCGAAGAAGGCTCAGTAATATCTGGTGATGAGAATACAGAAGCAGAAACCGATGATATTGCATAAATACAATGAGCCAAGGACGTAATTGTTCAACTACTAATTCAATCAAGGAGAAAGCAAATGGCAGTAACACAAACAATAACCATATCGAAAGACGATGGTACAGCATATTCGGCTATGAATGACCTAACATCAGCAATGTTCACCGAGTGTTCAATGCCTGATGAAGTTAACAATTTTATAGCAACATGTACTTCAGAAGGAACATGTTCCAATTCTACAGTTTTATCAGAAGATGGCACAACTGTAACTATTACAAGAGTTTGGGATGACGCAAAATGGGCAGAATTTGACGCAATGTCAAGTGGTGATTTTGATGCGGCAGCCGCAGGCTGGACAGTAACATCTTCAGACGACTCATAATCGTATTAAGAAATTTTTAAAGACGGGCAAGTATAATGAAATATATTGAGATAAACGAAAATTATTCTCCAGAGGATGATGAATTCAACAGTATTGACCTAGAAGACACTCGTAAGACACGTTTGACTCTTGCCCATCTTTCTAAATTAAGAAAAATAAGAGAATACAGAAAGTTTCAGAAAGCATCAGAAGATGCACAAGTTAAAAAACAGTACGGCCCATCAGAAGAATCATCAGGTGGTTCTGCTGGCTCACTCGACTTATAACGCTGTAAATCTCATTATTAAGTATAGTTTTAAATAATATCAAAACTTACTAAATATCTTAAGTTCGGTGAAAAAACCGAAAAAAATGCTCATTTCCGAGTATTTTCCCAATGTACTTACATAATCCCCATAAATACTTGTGTATGAAACCCATATATACTATTTCGTAGTATATGTAAGTTCGTTTCTATAACCCGCCGCAATTGTAGTGGCTATGAAGAAAATATTATTAAGGAGACTTATAATGTCAAGAAGTACACTAGAACAAGTGCTAGAATTGTTAATCAATGAAGAGAATGCAAAAGCAGAATCGCTTTTACATGACTTTGTTGTTGAACAGGCACGACAAATCCACGAGGATTCTCTTAACGAAAGCGACACAGTTGTAGAAGAAGAACTTGAGGAAATTGAAGAAACAGAAGAGGTCGAATCTTTAAACGATGATATCGAAGAAGATTCTGACGAAATCGAAACAGAAGAAATCTTTGACGATGAAGACGTTTCTGATGAAGAGGCTGAAGAAGACTTAGAAATGAGTGATGAAGAGCCAGCAGAAGAAATCGAAGACAGAGTTGAAGACCTAGAATCAGCACTATCAGACCTAGAAGCAGAATTTGAAAAAATTATGGCTGGCGAAGATGATGCAGAAGATGAAGGTGAAGAAATGGATATGGGCGATATTGATTTAGATATCGAAGAGCCTGAAATGGAAGAATCAGTTGAAGAAGTTGTCGAAGAAGCAGACGAAACTGAGGAAGACGCTGTTGAAGAAGCCGCATCTGAAGATTTGGACGAAGAAACAGAAGAAAAGTTGGAAGAGTATACTATTCCAGCAACTGCTAAAGAAGGCGATGATGGAGAAGGTTCTTCACCAGTAGCCAAAGATGGCGGCGCAGACGAAAGTGGCGCGGCACCAGTTGGACAAAACGATGGTAACACATCAGGCGGTTCAGCATCAGCAGAAGATATGAAAACAGGTAATGTAAACACAGTTGGCAACAAGAAAGCGCCAGCACCGAAAAAAGCCTAAGTAATAAACTCTTTTAGGAGAAACCAATGACAGTTCTTATTGAAAAATATACACATAATCAAGCAAACGTTAAGTCACGTATTGTTGAGAACGAGTCAGGTGAAAAGAATATGTTCATGGAAGGCATTTTCGTTCAAGGTAACGTTAAGAATGCTAACCAAAGAATGTATCCTGTAGACGAAATCTCTAAAGCAGTGGAATCAGTCCAAAAAAGAATTAAGGAAGGATTTCCAGTTTTAGGCGAATGCGACCATCCACCTGAATTAACAGTCAACGTTGACCGTGTTTCACACATTATTGAAAATATGTGGATGGACGGCGCTGACGGATTTGGTAAACTAAAGATTGTTCCTACGCCAATGGGTAACATTATCAGAACATTAATCGAATCGGGTGCCACTTTAGGTGTCTCATCTCGTGGTTCTGGTGAAGTTGACCACGCTGGTAAAGTGAGCAATTATGAAATTATCACTGTAGATATTGTGGCACAGCCAAGTGCCCCGGATGCATATCCGAAAGCAATATATGAGGGATTAATGAATATGAACGGCGGTTACGATACTTGGAAACTAGCCCAAAGTGTTCAAAACGACAAGTCTGCACAAAAGTACTTGTCAAAAGAAATAGTTAAGTTCATTAGAGAACTTAAACTTTAATAGAAGAAGGAGAACCAACAATGGCAACAAATGAAATCCTTGCTGGTCTTCTTGAGTCTGATATTATAGGTGAAGAAGTTTCAACTCAAATATCAGAGGCTTGGGAAGCACAAATAAATGAAGCAAGAGAGGAGATAACAGCCGAGTTGCGTGAAGAGTTTGCACAGAAGTTCGAACATGACAAATCAGTAATTGTAGAAGCCATGGATAACATGCTTTCAACAGCAATTAAAACTGAAATGGATGAGTTCAAAACTGACCGTGAAGCCCTAATCGCAGAACGTGTTGCATATAAGAAAGCAATTTCTGAACATGCATCTCTCCTTGAAAAATTCATTACTTCTCAATTAGCAAATGAAGTTAAAGAATTACGTGACGACCGTGCTAAAGTTAACGAACATTTAGATAGAACTAAAGATTTCGTTGTTAAACAACTTTCACGTGAACTTGCGGAATTCCACGATGATAAACGTGATTTAGTGGAAACTAAAGTACGTATGGTAGCAGAAGGTAAAGAGATTCTTAATAAGACTAAGAATTCATTTATCAAGCGTTCAGCAGAGTTAGTCGAAAAGACTATCGATAAGGCTTTACGTTCTGAATTGGCTGTTCTTAAAGAGGACATCCAAGCGGCTAAAGAAAACGAGTTTGGCCGTAAAATTTTTGAAACATTCGCAGGCGAATTTATGACCTCACAATTAAGTGAAGGTACTGAAGTTGCTAAGATTACTAAAAAATTAGAAGAATCTGCATCCGAGATTGCTAAATTAGAAGCAACAATTACTGAAAAAGAAGAAGCCATTTCTAGCGTTGAAACTGCAAAGAAAGTGTTAGAAGACAGAATTGACCGAAACAAGGTCATGGAAAGTCTTTTATCGCCTCTAGGCAAAGAAAAGCGTACAGTTATGGTTGATTTGCTTGAAACAGTAAAAACAACTAATTTAAAATCTGCATTTAAGAAATATCTACCTGCAGTTTTGAATGAGAGTGTCTCAACAGAGGCAAAACAATCGTTAAATGAAGGCAAAGTAACAGAACACACTGGCGACAGAGATGAACAAGTGGTTATTTCATCAAAAGCGTCAGATGATAGCGATGCCAATAACATCATCCAGTTAAAGAAATTGGCTGGACTTAAATAATAACCAGATACAGGAGAAAAAGATGGAAAATCTTTTTGAAGGAAATAACTGGGACACTACACGTGAAACACTTTTAGACGGTTTAGAAGGTAACAAACGTGACGTAATGTCTTCAGTTTTAGAAAACACAAAACAAGCACTTACTGAAAGTGCTACAGCGGGTGCATCACAGGCTGGTAATATTGCTACGTTAAACAAAGTTATTTTACCAATCATCAGACGTGTTATGCCAACTGTTATTGCAAACGAAATTATTGGTGTTCAACCAATGACTGGTCCAGTAGGACAAATTCACACATTGCGTGTAAGATATGCTGAAACTGCCGGTGGCGCAACAGCAGGTCAAGAAGCATTATCACCTTTTGATATTGCTAACGCATATTCTGGTGACGCGGCAGGGGCTCCGGCTTCAACTGCATCATTAGAAGGTGAAGCAGGTAACAAAATGTCAATTCAAGTGTTGAAACAAACAGTTGAAGCGAAAACACGTAAGTTATCAGCACGTTGGACATTCGAGGCGGCACAAGATGCTAACTCAATGCACGGACTAGACGTTGAAGCAGAAATCATGGCAGCACTTGCTATGGAAATCACTGCTGAAATCGACCAAGAAATCATCGGTTCATTAAAGAACCTAGCAACAGGTACAGCGTCATATGATATGGCAGCGGCGGCTGGTAATGCAGGACACGTAAGTGGTAATGCAACATTCGTTGGTGACAGACATGCGGCACTAGCCACAATGATGAACAGAGAAGCAAACCTAATTGCACAACGTACTCGTAGAGGCGCGGCAAACTGGGCAGTAGTTTCTCCAGCGGCATTAACTGTACTACAGTCTGCTACTACATCAGCATTTGCTAGAACAACTGAAGGTACTTTCGAAGCACCTACAAACACTAAGTTTGTTGGAACTTTAAACGGTACTATGCGTATCTATGTAAACACATACGCTTCAGACGATAACGTTCTTTTAGGCTATAAAGGTCAAGGCGAAATTGACGCGGCTGCGTTCTATTGCCCATACGTTCCATTAATGTCATCAGGCGTTGTGGTTGACCCAGGCACTTTTGAGCCAGTAGTATCATTCATGACTCGTTACGGGTATGTTGAATTGAACAACACTGCATCATCACTTGGTAATGCGGCTGACTACGTTTCAAAGATTGCACTAAGCAACCTTTCATTCCAATAATATTATATTATTATATGAATATAAAAAGCCACCTTCGGGTGGCTTTTTTATTGCCTGCTTTCCTGGTATAGAGATAAAGATAAATACATATAATATAACTTATTAGTATTTTTTTGGAACAATATAATGGCAGAGCAAATCAAATTTGGGGATAAATTATTCCTTAAGGGCGAAACGTTAATACTAGACAATGGTGCTTCTGATGCCATAATTAAATCTGGTAACGGCACACTTAAGATTGATGGAAATCTCACTGTCTCAGGCACAACTACTACAGTAGAATCGGAAACTGTAACAATTGCTGATAACATACTTCTTATAAATTCAAATGCAACAGGCACTCCATCAGAGAACGGTGGTATTGAAATTGAAAGAGGCACCGAACCAAACGTAGAGTTGTTATGGGACGAAAGTGCTGACAGATGGTCAGTGGGCGCCCAAACATTTCATGCTGGTGCAATAGTTACAACTACATTTACTGGTAATGTAACTGGTGATGTAACGGGCAATATTACATCTAATGGACTATCAACATTTTCAAGCATCGACATTAATGGTGGTAACATTGACGGAACAGTCATAGGAGCATCAAACCCTCAAGTAGGTACGTTCACAACTCTAACTGGTACATTAGATTATAGTAATTTGATAAATGTACCCGCTAATTTTACTGAATTAGTAGAAGACACAACACCTCAACTAGGTGGTAATTTAGATTTAAATACATTTGACCTTACTACAACTGATAATTTTGCTACACTGACAACATCAAAGTCTTCAGGCAATACGGCAACCGTTGTCGCAACAACTGAAACAAATTTATCTAACACAACAATTTCTTTCGCAGATGATACGGGTAACGTTCAAACAGCCACGAGTGCTTATACAACACTTACTAGTACTGAAATAAACAATTTAGGATTTAAAGGAGAGGTATCATTAACTTATTTTGGTGCCGCGGCTCCGACAAGTAATTTCGTTTTCAGAGATGTATCTGATAATGCAGAACAAAACGATATGATTACTGTTTACTCATCATCTTTAGATGAGTATACATTTACATTAGACCATGAAATATTATGGCAAATAGATTCAACCGATACTGATGTTTTCTTCAAGCAATATGCTTACGGAGAAATGACAGTAACAAGTGCAACGGCACTTACAACATCAAACACTCAATTAAGAGATTCTAATGGATTTGATATTGATGTAGACCACGTTACAATTACAAATACTAGTGGCACAAATTATAAGATTGTATTCTGGACACACGATGTTAGTGTGGGAGATGTTATTACAGTTATTCATCCTTCTGAGGAAAATACGATATTTGGTTGGGGTGGTATAACTACAACTGATGGAAGACTTACATTACTTGATTCTTCTGGTGATTTAATTTATAAATTACCTGCTACAGACGGTACAGCAAACCAAGTATTAAAAACAGACGGTTCAGGAGACTTATCTTGGGTTGCACAATCGGGCGGTGGTACTCCTACAATAACTTTATCAACATTAAAAAGTGTAGTTGCGGCAAGTAGTGACTTTGCAGACTTCCAATCACGTATAGCGGCATTATAAGGAATAAAAGATGGCAGAACAAATTAAATTCGGTGATAAGTTATTTCTTAAAGGTGAAACTTTAATAATAGACAATGGTGCATCTGATGCCATAATCATGTCTAAAAATGGCACACTTAGAATTGAGGGTGACTTAACGGTTCAAGGTGTAACTACAACTGTACTCTCTGAGACAGTAAATATCCAAGACAATCAAATATTACTAAATTCTAATTTTACTGGACCAAATCCAACTGAAGATGCTGGTATTGAAATCGAACGTGGTGATGAAACTAACTCTCATTTTCTTTGGCAAGAAGCATCTAGTAGATGGACAACTGGCGCACACGGCCTTCATTCAGGCTCAACAATTTCTGCAACTACATTTTCTGGTAATCTTACCGGCTCAGTAACAGGCGATATAACATCAACTGGAATATCAACTTTTACAAGTGTAGACATTAATGGTGGCAATATTGATGGAACAGTTATTGGTGCAACAAATCCTCAAGCAGGCACTTTCACAAATCTAAATGCTACTACTATAAACGGAGCAGTAACAGGAACAGTTTCTAATATTAGTAACCATGATACTGATGATTTAGCAGAAGGAACAAATAATCTTTACTATACACAGGCTAGAGTTGATGCAAGATATGCCCAACTACAAGCAGATGCGAATTTTATAGAAACGTTAGATGGTCAAGCGGGTTCATACTACTTAGATTATACAAATTTCACAAACACACCAACAACAATTGCAGGATATGGAATCACAGATGGACTAAGTGATGTTGATGTCATATCAGTTGCTCCAACAACCGGTCAAACTGTAATTTGGAATGGAGCAACTTGGGCACCAGGTGATAGTTTCAGTCAAGCAGATTTTGATTCAGCATTCACTGCCAAAGACACAGACGACCTTAGTGAAGGTTCAACAAATTTATATTATACAGATGCAAGAGTTGGCAGTGTATTTGATACAAGATTAGCAACAAAGTTTACAGACGACCTAGCAGAAGGCTCAACAAATTTATATTATACAGATGCAAGAGCCGATGCAAGGGCACAGTTAAAGATTGATTCATTAGTTGATTCTGCACCAGGAACGTTAGATACATTAAACGAACTGGCAGCCGCATTAGGTGATGATGCGAATTTTAGTACTACGATAACAACTTCGTTGGCAGGTAAAGAACCAACAATAACTGCTGGCACAACTTCTCAATATTGGAGAGGTGATAAATCTTTTCAAACACTAGATACACTTGCAGTTGCAGAAAATACAAATTTATATTATACAGATGCAAGGGCACAAGCAGTATCTATAAACAACATCGTAGAAGATACAACACCGCAATTGGGTGGTAATTTAGATTTAAACACTTATGACCTTTCTACAACTGACCCTACAGTATCACTAACAACTACAACGACAGCCGTTACTACGCAAGGAACTGTTGGTGCATCAACAGAATCAAATTTATCTAATGCTACAGTTACAGTAAATGATGACGGAGATTATGCAAATGCTGTGAGTAGTTATGTAACACTTACAAGCACAGAGATTGATAATCTAGGATTTAAAGGAGAATCTTCTTTAACATATTTTGGTTCAGCGGCAACTACAAGTAATTTCGTTTTCAGAGATGCATCAGACAACTTTGAACAGAATAATATGATTACTACTTATTCTCCGCCAACAGATACATATACGTTTACCTTGCCAACAGACGCATCAACTCCTGTTAATTCAGCAGATGCAGATATAAACTTTAAGCAATATGCTTATGGAGAAATGACAGTAACAAGTTCAGCAGTTCTTAGTGGTAGTACTATTCAACTTAGAGATTCTAGTGGTTTTTATATTGATAAAGAACATGTTGAAGTTTCTTCTTTAGGTGGAACAAGTTATAAAATTATTTTCTGGTCACAAGATGTTAGTGTGGGAGACGTTATTGATGTTATAGCCTCATCGGCACAAACAGCACTGTTTGAATGGGGTACATCATCTTATTCTGAAACTGGATTAGTTGCTACTGCTGAAAGTTTCTCTTTACAATCTTCTACAAATGATATATTTGCAATGGGTGATTTGGAAATCACAACAGGCACAACAACTGGCGAAGTAGTAGGAACGCTAATTTATGATTCTCCTACTAACAACACTATTGTTTCTGGACTAACAACGGTTACGATAGATGGAACTGGATATCAATCTGCATTAACAGTTACCGAAGTCCCAATCATAATGACTGGTAACGCTGATACTTCAAATGAACTTTCTATTGCAGTTGGCTCGGCAACAGATGCAAGACTTTGGTTGCTGAATAGTTCTGGAGATTTAATTTATAAATTCCCAGCGGCAGATGGCACAGCAAATCAAGTAATGAAGACTGATGGTTCAGGTGACATTTCTTGGGCAACACAAAATACAGATTACGTCACAGAAGGCTCAAATTTATATTATACAGATGCAAGAGCAGACGCAAGGGCACAATTAAAGATTGATTCGTTAGTAGATTCGGCACCTGGAACATTAGATACATTGAACGAGTTGGCAGACGCACTTGGCGATGATGCTAACTTTAGTACAACGATGACAAACTCTCTTGCTACTAAACTCGCAATAGCAGATTTTAATTCTACGTTTGATACAAGACTTGGCACAAAAACAACATCTGATTTGACAGAAGGTACAAATTTATATTACACAGATACTAGAGCGAGAGCCTCTATAAATGCAACTGGTTCTTTAAGTTATAACAGTTCTACTGGTGTTATATCTTATACACAAGGTAACACTGATACCGTGACTGAGGGTTCAAGTAATTTATATTACACAGATGCAAGAGCCTTAGCGGCAACAGATGGTGAAATAGTTAAGTTTGCAAATATGTTTGCAACAGAAGGCGACTTGCCTAGTGCTTCAACATACCACGGTATGTTTGCTCATGTGCATGGAACAGGAAAAGGTTACTTTGCACATGGTGGTAACTGGATTAAATTGATAGATGAAACATCATCAACGACAACTGATTTAACTGAAGGTGCAAATCTATATCACACAACAGCAAGAGCAAGAGCATCTATTAGTGCTACTGGTAGTTTAAGTTATGATAGTGCTACAGGTGTAATTTCTTACACACAAGGAAACACAGACACAGTAGCAGAGGGTTCTACTAATCTTTACTTTACAGATGCTAGAGCAAGAAGTTCAATATCAGTGGGTGGTGATTTATCTTATAACTCAACAACTGGTGTTATTAGTTTCTCGGAATCCGCATCACAAGTAACAAGTGTTAACACACAAACCGGTGCAATTGTATTAGATACAGATGACATAACAGAAGGTTCTAACTTATACTACACAGATGCAAGAGCGAGAGCAGTTTCGATAGAGAACATCGTAGAAGATACAACACCACAATTAGGTGGTAATTTAGATTTAAATACATATGACCTTACTACTACTGACCCAACAGTTACATTAACAACGACAACAACACCAGTCACAACACAAGGAACAGTTAGTGCATCATCAGATACAAACTTATCAAATACTACAGTTACAGTAAATGATGACGGAGATTATGCAAACGCAGTAAGCAGTTATGTAACACTTACCAGCACTCAAATTGATACCTTAGGATTTAAGGGTGATATATCCCTAACATATTTCGGTGAAGCATCATCGTCTAGTAATTTTGTTTTCAGAGACACTGGAGACTCAATAGACCAGAATCAAATGATTACGACTTATGCTCCGCCAACAGATACATATACATTTACATTATCAGCCCAACACGCAGATACAGATTCAGGTACTCCTGGAAATCAGAATCCATTAAATATTTCTTCAGCAGATACGGATATAAAATTCAAACAGTCTGCATATGGAGAAATGACTGTAACAAGTTCAACAGTTCTTAGTGGTAGTACCATTCAACTTAGAGATGCAGATGGATTTTACATTGATAAAGAGCATGTAGAAGTTACTAGTTTGGGCGGAACAAGTTATAAGATTACTTTCTGGACACACGAAGTTAATGTGGGAGATGTAATTGATGTAATAGGTACATCGGCACAAACAGCAATATTCGAATGGGGCACATCTACTTTCTCTGAAACAGGATTAGTTGCTACCGCAGAAAGTTTCTCAGTTTCATCATCTACAAATGATATATTTGCAATGGGTGACTTAAACTTCACAACAGGTAGTACGACTGGTGAAGTAGTAGGTACATTGGTTTATGACTCACCGACTAACAACACTATTATTTCTGGACTATCATCAGTAAGTATAGACGGAACAACATATCAATCAGCAATAACTAACACGCAAGTTCCAATCATAATGACTGGTAACTCAGGAACTTCTAACGAATTAAGTTTAACAGTTGGTTCAGGAACAGATGCAAGATTGTGGTTACTTGATAGTTCTGCTAATCTAATATATAAATTCCCAGCGGCAGATGGCACAGCAAATCAAGTAATGAAGACAGACGGTTCTGGTGATATATCTTGGGCAACACAAAGCACTGATTACGTTACAGAGGGTTCTAACTTATATTATACAGATGCAAGAGCAGATGCAAGGGCACAATTAAAAATTGATGCATTAGTTGGTGGTGCTTCATCAGCCTTTGATACACTATTAGAAATTGAAAATGCAATGGCAACTGATACTGAATTGACTAACGCAATTTCGGCATTAAACCATGACAGTCTTTCTGGAATTGTAGCAAATGAACACATTGATTGGACTTCAGCATCAGCAGGAACTATTCACGCAAGTAACTATAATAATACTGGAGATACAACATATACTGCTGGTTCTGGGTTAAGTTTAGTAGGAACAGAATTTTCAAACTCTGCTCCAGACCAAACAGTATCATTAACAGGAGCAGGCGCAACAACAGTTTCGGGAACATATCCTAACTTTACTATTACAAGTACTGATACGAATACAACAACTGATATTACGGGAACAATCATTCCAGCAACAGACAACACTTATGACTTGGGTAGTACTTCTAAGAAATATGCAAATATTTACGGTCATACAGTAGAAGCAACATATGCCGACTTAGCAGAACGATATGCTTCAGATGCCATATACGAGGCAGGAACAGTTGTAGTATTTGGTGGCGAAGCAGAAATCACAACAACACAACTTGCAGGTGACGTATCTGTTGCAGGTGTAATCTCAACAAATCCAGCACTCAAATTAAATGCAGAGGCTGGTAATTCACAGACACATCCTTATGTTGCATTAAGAGGAAGAGTGCCATGTCAAATTATTGGCCCAGTATCTAAGGGTGATTTGATTATAACAGCACACGATGAGCCAGGATATGCCAAGAGTAATGGCAAGTTTGACGCAGGTCGTTCAGTCTTTGCAAAATCCATAGAAACAGACCTATCAGAAGGCAAAAAAGTAATAGAAGTAGTCATCTTATAATTAACTATAAGTATTGCATTTTGTCTGGTTTCGATAAATACATTTAGAGGGAAACTCGCCCTCTAAATAAAAACCGAGGGTCCAAATAATCCTCAATGATAATTCAGAATTGGTCCAAATAATCGATTTTATATAAAATAACGGGAGAAAATAAATGGCAGCATATGCAATTCAGTTCCGTCGCGGTACAACAGTAGAACACAACTCATTCACAGGCCTTTTGGGTGAAGTTACTGTAGATACAACCAAAAATACGGTTGTAGTCCACGATGGTTCAACAGCAGGTGGATACGCCTTGGCACTAGAGGGTGCCGCAGTATCATCATCGACTGGTTCGTTCTCAAGTAACGTAACAGTAGGTGGAACATTGGGTGTTACCGGTTTGACTACTATGTCAGGCGCGGCGGCAGTCACAGGAGACCTAACAATGACTGGTCACATTTTGCCAAGTGCAAACGTGACTTACGACTTAGGTTCAACTACAAAAATGTGGAGAGATGTTTACGTTGGTCCAGGTTCATTATACATTAACGGTAAGAAAGTTATTGAAGATGATTCAGGTACAATTAGTATAACAACAGATGCAAACGAAGACCTTAAGTTCACTACAAGTGGAACAGGTACTTTAAAACTAATTTCAAGTAACGGTATTAACTTTACTGGTGAATTAGGTGCAGTATCAGGTGATTTACAAATCGGTGACCACATCGATATGAATTCAAATCTAATTAAAGAAGTAGCAACTCCGGTTTCTACTACTGATGCGGCAAACAAAGCATACGTTGATTCAACATCGGCTTCAGCAGTAACAGGCGGCTCAAACGCTGTTTCTGGTACTACTGGCGCATTTTCTAGTAACGTAACAGTTGCTGGTAACTTAACAGTTTCGGGTACAACTACTACAGTTAACTCAGAAACAATTACAATGGCTGATAACCTATTCATAATCAATTCAAATGCAACTGGTGTTCCTACTGAAAACGGTGGTTTTGAAGTTGAGCGTGGTGATTCGTTAAATGTTCAGTTCTTATGGAACGAAACAGATGACAGATGGTCAGTAGGCGCACAAGATTTCCACGCAGGTGGTGAAATTATTGCGGCTGGTGGTATTGATGCATCAGATATTACTGTTACAGGTACTTTAACAGGTGCTGTGACTGGTAACGTTACAGGTAACGTTACAGGTAGTGCTGGTACAGTTACATCTATCGCATCTCATCTTTTAGATGAAGATAATATGGCTACAGACAGTGCAACTAAGGTTCCATCACAACAGTCGGTAAAGGCTTATGTAGATTCAGCAGTAGCGGGTAAAGACAACACTGATGAAATTACCGAAGGTTCAACAAACCTATACTATACAGATGCGAGAGTTGATTCTTATATCAACGCTTCTATTCTAACTACAGATGTATCTGAGGGTTCAAACCTATATTATACAGATGAAAGAGTTGATGACCGTGTAGGTGCTTTAATCGTAGGCGGTACAAATGTTACTGCAACTTATGATGATGCGAATGGTACATTAACTTTGGCTTCTACAGATACTAACACTACTTATTCAGTTCAGGATGGTGAGTTATCACAAAATAACTTTACTACTACTTTAAAGGATAAGTTAGATGGTATCGAAGCAAGTGCGACAGCAGACCAAACTGATGCAGAAATCAGAGCGGCAGTTGAAGCGGCAACGGACTCAAACGTATTCACTGATGCAGACCATAGCAAATTAAATGCTATCGAGGCAACAGCGGATGTTACTGATGCTACTAACGTAGCGGCAGCCGGTGCAGTTATGGAATCAGATTCAACTACAGCGGCAATGTCGTTTGTTATTGATGAAGACAACATGGCATCAGATAGTGCTACTAAAGTTCCAACTCAACAATCTGTTAAAGCATACACAGACTCACGTGAAACTGCAATTACAACTGCATACCAATCATATGCAGATACGGCAGAAGCAGATGCTAGAGCGTATACTGATACAGAAATTACAGCATTAGTTGATAGTTCACCAGCGGCAATGAATACGCTGAACGAATTAGCGGCAGCCTTAGGCGATGATGCTAACTTTAGTACAACAGTTACTAACTCTATTGCTACTAAACTACCACTAGCAGGTGGTACAATGTCTGGTAACATCGCAATGGGTGGTAATGATATCACTGGTGGCGGTGACGCAACATTTACTAACTTCAACGGTACGGCGACATATGCAAAATATGCCGACCTTGCTGAAAGATATGCGGCTGACGCAACATATGAAGAAGGTACAGTAATGTCATTTGGTGGTGAAGCAGAAGTTACTTCAGCACAAGGCTATGGTTCAACTAAGATTGCAGGCGTAGTTTCTACTAAGCCAGCATTCGCAATGAACGATGCGGCTGGTAACTCAGAAACTCATCCTTTCATCGCTCTACAAGGTCGTGTACCATGTAAAGTTGTTGGAACAGTTTCTAAAGGCGACATCCTAGTAGCATCTGATATTTCAGGTACTGCTACAGTATGGACAGAATCAACAGTAGACCCACGTATGACAGCATATGTTGGTATTGCTATTGAAGACAAGACTACTGATGGCGAAGGTTATGTTGAAGTTAAAGTAGGTAAGTAATTATCTAGTTTACTGAAAATAAACAACGAAAAAGGGAATCTTAGGGTTCCCTTTTTTATTACCAAATCGTTAACAAACATCTTAATAAACCTCACTTTTAGATAAATAAGAGTGTAGGGTTATGAAACTCTAACAGAACAACTAAGAGATACTATCTCGAGGTTAAACACATAACATTTCTTAAGGAGAAATAACATGGCAGCAAAAGCAACTAACGGTAACGGCTTAGGTTCGATTACAACAATTTTAGATTCAGACGCAGTAGTGGCAGACCAAGCGGCATTAGACGCAATCTCGGCAGCACTACAAAATGCAGGTCACACAGTGGTAGGTATTGATGGCGCACTAGCGGCAGTAATGCACTTCGCAATTCAAGGTGGTCCAGATGCATCAGGTTACGCGGCAGAAGTTATGGGTCAGGCTCTTTCAGCAGTTTGTACTTTTAACAACTAAGAAATCTTTTAATTAAGTGAAAAAGCCCTCTTTATGAGGGCTTTTTTTATGTCTAATGATATCTTTTTTTATATTTTGTATAAATAGATATGTAAGTGATAAAGAAAAACACTTACGATAGTTGAGATATCTTCCGACTAATCAAATGCATGAGACTTTTCCGTGCAGTACATTGAGAATCCTTCCGATGTATAAAAAATAAAAATAAGTAAAATAAACGTTATGTATATTATTTCATGGAATGGTCCGTGGAGTAATCAATAACAATGGCTAATTATAGGAGATAATAATGGCTGATATTAAAAACTTTGGAATCCGCGGAATCGGTTCTGATGTTCAGTTTGGTAAGTCGGGTGGCCGAGTCGTATATGATTCAGGTAATTCACTTTTCAAAGTAACAACAGACGGTTCAACGTTGGGCAACATGAATGTTGCAACTCCAACTTCGGATAACCATGCGGCAAACAAGAGTTATGTTGACTCAGTTGCTTCAGGACTTGACGTTAAACAGTCAGTTCGTGCGGCTTCTACAGGTAACGTAACTATAAGTGGTCCAGGCGCTTCAGTTGATGGTGTTTCACTATCATCGGGTGACCGTGTACTACTAAAGAACCAGTCTTCTGGTTCTGAAAACGGTATCTATGTATGGAATGGTTCGGCGTCAGCAATGACACGTGCAACTGACATGGATGGAGCCGCTGAATTTGTTGGTTCATTCTTCTTTGTTGAAGAAGGTACAATAAACTCAGACCAAGGCTTTGTATGTTCTACTGACGGTACAATTACTGTTGATACAACTGCAATCGCCTTTACACAATTCACTGGTACTGGTCAGTTAACAGCAGGTAATGGTTTATCTAAATCAGGTAACACATTCAATGTTAATGTTGATGATGTATATGTGAAAATTGATGGTTCAGACAATCTAACTGTTAAAGGTACTACGACTACTGGTCAAGTACTTCGTTCAGACGGTTCAGGTGGCGTGGCTTATGGCGCGGTTAACTTGACATCTTCAGACGCAGTTACTGGTGCTTTACCATTAACAAACGGTGGTTTAGGTGTTGATGCATCTGATGCCGCTGGTAAAATAACTGCTCGTTCAAACTTAGGTTTGGGCTCAATGGCTACTCAGGACGCTGGTTCTGTTGCTATTACAGGCGGTTCAGTAGACCTTTCAAGTGGTACTTTAACTCTAGCAAACGACCAAATCTCTGGTGACAAAATCTCTGGTGGTACAATTGACTCAGCGAACCTTTCAGGTGGCGCAGGCAAGACTATCTCTGGTTTCGATGTTACTATTGCATCTGGTAAAACACTAGACGTTGACGGTGCAGTTGATATTGACGCTTCATCTGGTAACATGGACGGCGTTGCTATCGGTGGAACTACTTCAGCGGCTGGTACGTTTACTACTATGCAGTCTGACTCAGTTGATATTAATGGTGGTGCTATTGATGGCTCAACTATTGGTGCTAACGTGGCGGCAGCAGGTACATTTACAAACGTAGATGCTACTGGTACAATCAAAACTGATACACTAGACAACTATTCTGGTACAAACATTGCGGTTAATGCCCCATTGGATGTTACTGGTGATGTTGGTGTAACTGGTTCAGTTACGGCTACTGTTGCAATGGTTTCTGACACAATTAGTGAAAGAACTGGCGCGGCTGGTGTTACTGTTGATGGCGTATTATTGAAAGATAATGGCGTTACTGCAACAGGAACTTCAAACCTAACAACTGCAACAATCGGTACTGCTGATATTAACGGCGGTGCAGTAGATGGAACAATCATTGGTGCTAACTCATCAGCGGCTGGTACGTTTACAACAATGACTACTGCAAGTGCAAGTATTACTGGTGGTTCTGTCTCAGGAACAAACGTTAACATGACTGGTCAAACTTTGACCCTTGCTAACGACCAACTTTCTGGTGACAAAATTGACGGTGGTACAATTAGTAACTTCGCTTCAACTGGTATTGATGATAATGCTGACCAAACAGTCCTAACTTTAGGTGCTGACGAGTCTGCTTCATTTGCCGGTGCAGTTACAGTTACTGGTGACTTAACAGTTAACGGTACTTTAACTTCAATCAATACTACTAACACTGAAATCACTGACAACACAATTGTTTTAAACAATGGTGAGTCTGGTGCTGGTGTTACTGAAGGTTCAGCAGGTATTACTATCGACCGTGGTACTGCGGATGACGCAACTTTCCTATGGAATGAAACTACTGATAAGTTTGAATTCAAGGTTGGTTCTTCATTAGCAGACCTAACAGTGGCTAGCCTAGCAATGACTGGCATTGATGTAGATACTATCGGCGACCTTAGTGGTGGCGGTATTACTGTAAACGATGCTATTAACTTTGATGGTGCGGCAACGTTTGATACTACAATCGGTGTTGACACAATTAATGAACTAAGTTCAGGCGTTGGTGTTACTGTTGATTCAGTATTACTAAAAGACGGAAAAGTTACTGGTAGTTTAACTGCGGAAGCAGGCGACACAGTTGACGTTTCTGCGGCAACTCTAACTTTGGCTGATAACCAGATTTCTGGTGATAAAGTTGAAGGCGGAACAATTGCAGGCATTACAATTACTAACTTAGTGGCAACTTCGGCTGACATTAATGGTGGTACTGTAGATGCGGCAGTAATTGGTGGCGCTACTTCGGCAGCGGCAACATTTACAACTATGGCTTCTGACTCGGTTAATATCGATGGCGGTGCTGTTGACGGAACAATCATTGGTGCTAATACATCAGCGGCTGGTACATTCTCTACTTTAACATCTGCTTCAGCAGATATTAATGGTGGTGCAGTTGACGGAACTATCATTGGTGCGGCAGCATCAGCGGCTGGTACATTCACTACAATGACTTCTGATACAGTTGACATTAATGGTGGTGCTATCGACGGCGTAACATTGTCTTCATCTTCAGTAAATATTGATGGTGGTGCAGTAGACGGTACAGTAATTGGTGCAAATTCATCAGCGGCTGGTACTTTCTCAACATTGACATCAGCATCTGCGGCCCTTACAGGCGGTACTGCTACTGGCATGACAACTGTTACAGCAACAAACCTAAACTCAGGCAATGCGACAATTACTGGTGGTTCAATCTCTGGTACTTCAATCGACTTGACTGGTCAGACCCTAACACTAGGTAATGACTCAATTTCAGGTGACGTAATTCACAACGGTACTATTTCTGGTGCATCATTGGCAGGTTCTGCTGACACGATGTCTGGTTATGATATTACTGTGGGTGCGGGTCGTACAATTGATGTTTCTTCAGGTACAATTACTTTGGCTGATAACCAGATTTCTGGTAATAAAGTCCACAGTGGTACTATCTCTGACTTTGCGTCAACTGGTATTGATGATAATGCAACTTCAACGAAGTTAACATTGTCAGACACTACTGCAACATTTGGTGTAAATGGTGACTTCGGTTCTAACACACTAGATGCAGGTGCTTCTACTTTAGCATCATTATCTGTAACAGGTAATGCTTCTGTAAGTGGTAACCTAACAGTTTCAGGTTCAGTAACTACTACTCTATCTGAAACAGTGAACATTGAAGATAACGAAATCGTTCTTAACTCAAACGAAACTGGCGCTCCTTCACAGGACGGTGGTGTTGTTGTAGAACGTGGTACATCTGACAATGCGGCACTAAACTGGAACGAAACTTCAGACAAGTGGGAACTTAATGTAGGCGCGGCTAAGGCTGACTTACATGTAGCAGACCTAACTGTTTCTGAAATCGCTCTAACAAACGCACTTCCATTATCAATGGGTGGTACGCATACTGATACTTCAGGTTTTGCGGCTGATTCAATGATGACAATGGACGGTTCAGGCGCAGTATCAGAACTTGCTAAAGGTTCTAACTCGACTGTACTTAAAGTTGCGGCAGACGGTACTCTTGGTTACGGTAAAGCAGATTTAACTGCTGACGTAACTGGCACTCTTCCTATAGCGAATGGTGGTACAGGTATCACATCAGCAGGTTCTGATAATAAAGTTATGATGTCAGACGGTTCTGCATTAGGTATGGAATATGTACAGCATGTACGTAATTCATCTGGTGTAGTTGCGTTAGACGGTTCAGGCGTTACTTCAGGTTCTGGTGAATATGTTGCGATTACTAACGCAACTGGTAAAGTAACACTAACTGCCAAAAACGCGGCTAACTCTGGTGCTGTAGATATGTATCTACAAGGCCAAGGCGGCGGTGATGTATTTATTGTTGGTCAATCTGGCGAAGCCTTAATTCAAGGTGAAGACGATACAGACTTAACAGTTGCAGGTGGTGATGCTTCAGGCGCCGATGCTGGTGACTTAATCATCAAAGGTGGTAACGGAACAGGCGGTAACGCTTCAGGTTCAGTTGTCATTAAAGGTGGTAATGGTGGCTCAGCAGACGGAAACGTACAGATTAAAGGTGCAGATGACACAACAATCGCTACTTTTGTAGAGACTGGTAGTGCAACTGACTCTTTAACTGTTACTAACGGTACTGGCGGTGTAGAACTAGCAATGGCTGGTGGTACAAACGTCAACATGACATTGGCTCCAAAAGGTTCAGGTATTATTCTTGCTCCTTCGAACTATGACATGTCATCTGCGGCAGATGAAGCCCTAGCAACTAAAGAATATGTAGATGACAAAGCGTCAACTTCAGGTTCTTCTGGTACTAGACGTGTATCATTTACTGCTAATGGTTCTTCATCATTCACAATCGGCACAATGGCTAACATTTCAGGCAAGTCTTACTATGTAAAACGTGTTACTGCTAAAGTTACTACTCCGTTTGTTGGTGCTGATGAGTTAATCGTTTCTGACGGTACAAATACTCTAATGTCTACAACTGAGGCTGACCTTTCTGAGGGCGGTTTGTATATTGTTGACTTAGGTTTTGAAGATGCAACAACAGGTGGTGCAACTATTACTGGTACAATCCAGAATGGCGGCGCATCTGCTTCACCTACAACTGGTGTTGTGATTGTTACTGTAGAATACAAGCAAATCTAATTTGTGAGTAATCTAAGGTAATTATTACCATCATGGTGATAATAGAAAGGGGGACTTCGTGTTCCCCTTTTTTACGTCTACAGAAAAGTACAAAACATAGTAATATTTGCATATTAGATAAATACTTACAGAAGTAAAATCTTTAACGACAGACTTAATTTATTAGGGCTGACTTTATAAACAGAACGTTGAGGAACGATAATGGCTGTAACTATTAATGCAAAAGGGACCAGTGTCCCTTATTTTAAGATTGGTAAATCTGGAACTACCTTCTATCAAGGAGATTCCGACCCGAGTGGTACTTATACAATAAACGCAAATGATGTTTGGTTTGATACATCAAACAACACGGTAAAATTTCGTGTATCAAATGCTTGGTCAGGTATAACAACTGCCTCAGACTTAACTGTAACCGGTGACTTAACAGTTCAAGGTACAACTACAACCGTAAACTCAACAGAGATACAAGTTCAAAATTCTTTAAAGTTTGAAGGCGCAACTTCAAATGATTATGAAACAACTTTAACAGTTGTTGACCCAACCGCAGACCGAACTCTTCAATTACCAAATGCGACAGACACATTAGTTGCAAGAGCAACGACAGATACGTTAACAAATAAAACTATAGATTTAGACTCAAATACAGTCTCAGGTACACTTGCAGAATTTAATACTGCTATGCAAGATGATAGTTTTGTTTCTTTAACAGGAACAGAAACACTCACAAATAAAACGTTAACATCACCTAACTTAAATGCTCCAGTGTTTGGCACAGGCACAAGTAGTCCATATTTTACAGAAGTTAGATTTAATACTTCGAATATGATGAAGTTTAATCAGATGTACACAGGTGCATCTACTGGCTCATACTTTGACCCAAATGAATATCAAAAAGTTGTTACTATTATCCCAGCAGGTAATAGTGAAAACTATCAAATTATTGGACGAATTACGGCACAAAATGCTGGCGAAACACATATAGTAAATTTCAATGCCGCACTCAGAAGTGGTGACCCATTACCAGATTTAAGTTGGACTGTAGAGTATTCAGAAGAATATAATGGGCAAAGATATATTGACCCACAGTTATGGACAAAAGAAACAACTACTGCTGGATTTGTTTTTGCATTTAAAGTACTATCAAGGATATATGGAACAGTAACAGTTGACATGGATGTTATTCCAAGAACTAGTTCTTTATTAAGTAATGTTTCAGTTAATAGCACACAGAATAGTGAACAATCATCTGTAGATACTGGCTATACTGCAAATGATATGACTAGAGTGCTTAGAAGACAAGGTACAACACATACATTCTCAGGAAATATATTACCAGATACTACTGAAACATATGATATTGGTTCAAGTACAAATCGATTTAATGACATCTATCTTGCTGGTAGCACAGTTGATATTGGTGGTACAAAACTTTCTAAAGATAGTGACGGCAATATCGATATTAAAGATTCAAGTGATGTTAGAAAAACAATCAAAGCCGCGGCGATTGAATTATATGATACTGACGGTAAAAAGATTAAAATTGAACGTGATGCTACGACAGGTAAAATGAAATCACGTAAGTTTGATTCGAGCGGTAATGCTGAATCCGATACAGATGATGTTTTAGAATTAATAGACGACAAGACACCAAAATTAGGTGGTGATTTTGATGTAAATGACAATAAGATAACATCAACATCGAATGGCGATATTACAATAGCACCACATGGAACTGGTAATGTAAACATTACAAGCACAGGTGCTATCGTTATGCCAGTAGGAACAACAGCACAACGACCAGGAACAGCAGTTGTTGGCATGATGCGTTTTAATTCTGACATAGATTCTTTTGAAGGTTATAATGGTGTATTTTGGGTTAAACTTGGCGGCATGACTCCATCAAATGATTCCAGAGACAATGGTTTAATTACTGATACTGAAGTCTTTGATGTAGACTATGGTGCTATTACTGATACTGATACAGCCTCGTATACACTAGATAGAGGTCTTGTATCTAATAGTGACACAGTATAATTATACGACAAATTTAGATAAATACTATTAACAATAGTTTGGAGATATTATTATGGCAAGAATACACGGAGCCGCATCGGCAAGTGAAGCAGTTTCAGGAAATCTTAACTTTTACACAATGTATGTAACTGAGAAAGTAAACGCAGTTCCAGGAGTGGATATTGATGCTACTGGTGATATATTAGACCAAACACAGCAAAACTTAGATGATATTGTAAATATTATATCATTAGTTGCACAACCTATCATTATGAATGCTCCGGTTCAAGTATCACTTGGTGGTGTTGCTCCAACACTAACAGGCAATGGTTATGCTTTTAAATTTGCTGTAGAGCATGGACAAGTTTTTGAAAGAGGAGGCGATAATGTCTCAATCTTAAAAGAAATATTCTTTGGTACAACAATTGACGGAGTTACATTAGAACCCGCAAATGTAGAATTTGTAATGTCAGATATACTTTAATTATTTTATTAAGATTTAAAATGAAAAAGGGAACCGAAAGGCTCCCTTTTTTTATATAAAGTAAAATAGGTAGGACTTGGTTACACCTACAAGCACGGACCGAAATACCATTTCTAAACCGTACAACCTAACCCCGAAAGTGACTTCGATGTGACTCCCTCCGTTTTCCGGGTAAAGCCTGGGTACCACCCCTGGTTAGTCAAGTTCGACTCTTTTGGTAGGAGCCTCTTCCTTGCACTATTAACAAAAGTTAATTAGACTTTTGCTACTTATAATACTAATATAGCACAAGTGATTCGCTTTGTCAACAACTTTTTTTAATTATTTGAATATTTTTTTGATAGTTGAGCAGAAGTTGTTCCCTTTCGGCTCAGTAGGTAATGAATTCTCTTCTATCCATTCAGGAAACTTCTCAAACAGTGTTTTCCACTGAATCATTTCATTATATAAATCTACTATTCTTTTTAGATGCTCAGTGGTGTTTGGATAGTTATGTTCAGTTTTCAATTTATTGACTCTTTGTTTACATTCATTCAAATCTGCCAAATCACGGTCAACTGCTACATTTATCTTTTCAAAAGATTCAGCATCTTTAAATTTGTTAATTAAGAATATGTGATGCTTATTCTTTGGCTTGCCATCATAAAGAAACATAATCTCTTGTAAATCATAATATAATGCTTTGACTGGATTAATACTTTCTCTGTATCTTTTCATTATTTCTTCGATAGCAAATTCTGAACCTTCAGTAGATAAGTTTTCGAGTACACTTATAGCCAGTATATTAATACGCTGGCTACTTGCGGATAATGCTTTCTTTGATTCTTCTTTGACTTTCGCAATCACAATGTCAACAAGACGTGCTTCGGTAACATCTAAATCTCTCTTTAGATATTCTACATGTCCTGGACTCGAATGAATGATTGTTCTTCTTAGGCTATCTGAAACTCTGTCACCTTTAAGAACTTTTTTACAGTCACGGATGAATCTTTGTCTTTCTAAATTAATAATATGATTCACTGGGTCTCCTCAAAACTTCTCTTACAGTATTATTTAGGAGTAAATAGTGGATATCAAAGTGACGATATAATATCTTTTATAATTTTTAATTTCTTTTTTCGAAACAATGTACGTCTTGTTCCAGGATGTAGTGGTTTGGGTATATAATCTGCTTCTACCCATGTATATCCACCAGATTCATAATTCAATGTTGGTATAAATTCATTTTCTACTAGTACTACAAAAGAGTAGTAACTGAACTCTGAATTTCGTGTATGATATTGGTCTAGGGGATATATTTTAACAACATCATCTTCAATATTTAAATCGATTTCTTCGGATAGTTCACGTAATAGGGCTTGTGCTATATTTTCATTTTCTTCAACTTTACCACCAAAGAATGCCCAGTTTCTAGGAAACGAACCTTCTATTGTTCTTTGTTGAAGAAGTAGTCTATGAGTGTCTTTAGCGATGATGCAACCACCAGTCGCTCTAATCTTTGATACTTTCATTACGGAGTCGTTACTAATTCTAGCCTCCAATAACCACCTTCATATATTCCTTGATATGTATCAGTCCATTCACCCTTTTCAAACTTGAATTGTTGTGTTGTGAATGTATTTTGTACATACTCTCGTGTAGAATTAGAACTAGCATCGAAACTTTTTACCCATTCTGTGCCATTATATTCTATGATGTCATTAGCAGAAACATCAATGCCCCATACACTACTACTATCAGCCTTATTCAATGTTAAATATCGTTGACCCATTGCGACATTAGGAATATTATTAAATCCTGGCTTTGCTGTAGAGGCATTAATAATTCTGTCTACGGCAGTCACAGTGTTTGTTGGTAGAGTGTCAGTGTCAATTGTAAATGCAAGTGTATCTACTGTGCCAGTAGACGATAATGTTCCGATAACATCAGCATTAAGGTCTTCTATTTCACCATGATATTTTAATCTAAGCCTTGATACACCAGAATCTAGTGTTCCGTAATTCTTAAGAACGGTGTCCCATGAAATACTAGCATCATAATTTCCATTTGCATATGGTTTAGCAAATACGTCTGAACCATCTTGGTATATTTTTAATGCATAGTTATCTGGTGTAACGATTACACTCGATTGTGCATTTAAATCTGCAAAAAACTCAAAGGCATCTGGGTCATAATCAATGCTATCTAAATCTGAATATGTATAAATGTTATTGATAATATTTCTAATTGTATTTTGTCTTGTTACTTGTGCTGGTGGATTAATCCAAACAGGGATTTGGAATATCATTGTTGCAATATCAATTTGGTCTTCAATGCCTGCAGGTATTCCTCTGCTTGTCCACTGTAAGTCAGTCATTTCTACTGTAGTGATTGTTGTCCAATCTATTGGATTATCGTTATGTTGAATTTCTAATGCTGGATTAAATAGTACTAATATTTGTTCAAGTAGTTGAAGTTTTTGGTCAGTGTTTGAAGTCCAAATATCAACTTGCATATTAAGTAAGTATGGAACTGGCATTAATCGTTTTACACTATATTTCTGTCCAGGTTCGCTAGTATAAGCATTTGTAGTAGAATCAAATGCTCTTTCATTAACACTTACAGCATCATTGAAAAATGGCTCTTGTAGTCTTTGTCTATCTGGTTGTAAACTTTGTACCCAACATGCAATAAATGGGGCAGAGGATACTACATTTTCAGAGTTGCCTTTAAGAATAGTTGCCGCCATACGAGATACATCTCCATACCTTGAAGGAACTCGAATATAATAATCAGTTGTGCCATCGTTCATTTTTCTTCCAGTTTTAACTGTGAAGCCACTGAACATTCTTACAAACTGTAAAATGTATCTTCTAATCTGATTGTCATAGAAATGATTTTGTGCCATATTAGTCTACCTTTGGTCTTACTGCTTTTGACAGATTGACCTTTGAAGTAATAGTGGTTCCATCGTCTAAAACTACTGTTCCACTATTGTTAATAAATTGATTATGCAATGCATGTCCAACTTCCCATGCTCCATCGTCATCGTTAATTCTGAACCACTTGTTATCTCTATATTGAAATAACCTTGATGGTGTGTAGTCTGTTCTTAAGAAGTAAGAATCTGCCGCTGGACTATCAGGAAATGTTTTTCCATATGCAACAGTGGCATAGTCTACATCGTCTGGATGATTACTTTGTGTAGCATACTGTAGATTGTTCGTTCTATAATCCCAGTATTTTCCAGGAACATTATCTTGTGCTTCTTGTACGACAGCATCAGTAATTTGAAGTTCTTTATTGTATGTTGATAAGATATTCTTCAAGTCATCTGCTTCTTCACCAGTACCAAGAATATCTGAGTATTCTTGTGTATCTTGTAATTGTTTACAACGAACACGCCAAATATGTGGCCACCAACCAGCATCAAATCCTTCAGCACTCTTTGTTGCTTCTTGTACAACCCAATATTGATTTACCGCATCAGGTTCAGTACCATCATTGCCTTCTAGCATCATGTCTTCACGCATATGAGGAAGTTCGATTACGTCACCAGTCATTAGTTTGCGACCTAGTAGATTAACCATTTCATTTAAATGAAGAGTGAATACTTGTTGGTCATTTCCTAAAAACATTCCGAATTGTGATAATTCAAAGTCTTGGTCAGATACAGTGTATACTCCTCTTAAGTCGAATACATCTTTTTCATATTTTCTATCACGGTTCTCTAAGAATAACAAGTCTTGTATTGCCGGAGAGGCAGGGTCATAATCTGCTGAACCCTTATCTTGTGAACCGATATACTTATGGACCAATAGGGATGTGCCGCCATGGTCAAAATGTGCTTTGACTGTTTTGTCGATAAATTTGTAATCGTTACCCTTTTTAGGATTCCAGAGGCTTAATCTTGCCATAAGTATTTTTCTCCATAAGTTGACTTCTTGTTGTATTTATCATATAATAGAGTGATATAATTTTAAAATTTATAAATAACCCTTTAGGAAGGTATATAATAATGAATGAACAAGGTTACTTATCAGTAAAAGAGTTAATTTCTCCTTTTACAGTTAGACAGTTTAAAATGTGGGCAATGAACCCAGACAATATACATCGTGGAAACGCTGTAAATGGGGAATACTACGGGAAACATCGTAAAGGTAGAGAATATAACGTCTGGTGGACTAGAGTCCCACCAAGAGAGATGTGGCAGCCCATTGTAGATAACTTAAGTAGATACTTTGATACTTTCTTTCAAGGAAAAGAATGGGACATTCACGTAGTAGATTGTATTACGACTCGACCAGCAAGTTCAAAGATTAGGGCACATATTGATACGCCTTATAGATTTGAAGAATATGCTCGTATATCAAATGATGAAACGTTTGGTGTACAATGTATAATACCATTAGATAATTTCACACTTGAGAATGGAGCAACGTGTGTTCTTCCAGGTTCACACCATGAAATGTATTATTATAAAGATATTGAAGAGAATCAGAGTGACTATGATGAGATGTTAGTCAGAGATGGATTTCAATTTGTTTCAAATCCTGGCGATGCATTGATGTATAATGCAAGAACTTTACACAGTACGATGCCAAATAAGAGTGAAGATTTTAGAAGTGCGTTACTGATAAATGCACTTGATATCAACATCTTAAGAAGAATTAGAGAACTCGACCAGAACACTAAAACAGCCCGAAAAATAAAAAAATGACGGAAAACTTGACAAAATGACCAATCTCACTTATAATAACTCTTATTGATGATATATAAAGGATGAGAGAACAGTGACAATGAAGACAATGATAAGAAAAAAGAAAAAAACAAAATCATCTGGATATTCTGACGAATCCTTTATCGGTTTAGAGCCTGATTGGAAAGGCTCAGAAAAGTGGAATGCTGAACAATATTATAGAGAACGTGCTAGAACACCATATTGGTATAGTTACTACTACAAATCTAAAGATTATATTCCTTGGGTTGTTGATTGGATGAAAGCCAATGATTACACTAAAGAAGATATTAAGTCATATAAGGCAGCCGAAGACTGGAGAACTAAGAGTACTCTTGCTGGATATGTTAGAGCATTGACTAAGGGTATGCCTGAAAACCACGACGGTCTTACAGAATACTTCAAAACACTTCCTGGAATTACAGCGACACATATGTCTGATGCTTCTGTATCAGTTAGAAAAGAATTAGAGATTATCATAGAAGCAGGAAGTAAAATTAAGGCGGAGAAAAAAGAAGAACAAGAAATTGTTTCTACTAAGTATAAGCCATCTATACAGCAACTTCTGTTCAATAAATCTTTAGAAATGTCAGATGAAATTGAGGACTTTATTGAACAGTTTGATGGTTCAGCGTCAATGTTGACAAAATTTGACCCACAGAGAATGCTATTGATTGTTGGTGCTAAACCAAATCACGCTAAGATAATTGCATCTATATACAAGCCTCAGTTTGATGATTTCTCAGAACTTGTAAATCCTCCTAGTACTAAAAAAATGAATGAAACTGAGAAAGATTTGCACGAACAACTTAAAGAGGGATATTCTCATCTATCTAAAGATGCCATAAAGAATCAGTTTAAGATGTACAAGACTATTATGGATGCTTGTGATAACATCGTATTAAAAGGTAAAGTGACAAGAAAGCCTCGCAAGAAGAAGATAATAAGTGCTGAAAAACAAGTGAAGAACTTCAAGTATCTTGACCACCATTCAGAAACAAAATCAATTAGTGTCAATCCAGCAGACTTGGTAGGGGCAAATATTGCCATAGTATATAATTCTAAGACAAGAAAACTAGGAGTATATCACGCATCAAATGTTGACCCGATGGGACTAAAGAGAGAGGGCTCAGGATTGAGTGTCAAAGGCACTACTATTCAAGGATTTGATGAAGAAAAAAGTGTATGTAAGACACTTAGAAAGCCAATAGAACAATTAGCAACGTTTAAGAAGGTAGCAAAACGCTCATTAAACAAAGAATTTGATGCTATCAATAGTGTTGAAGTTAAAATGAATGGTAGATTTAATGCCCATAGCCTGATTATCAAAGTTTTTTGATAAATACTGTTATAAGTGTTTCACTATAACATACTTGAGGGTCAAAAATGGCAAAACAACGCAATAAAATAAAAAACGATGTAATTAAACAAATCAGACTATTGCTTGGCGACGGAATGGTCGACATTGAATTGGACCCAGAACACTATGACCTTGCAATTGATATTGCTTTAGATAAGATTAGACAACGTTCAGAGAATGCAGTAGAAGAAGACTTTTATACAATTCAACTTAAAAAAGACCAAGACGAATATACACTACCTGCAGAGATAACAGAAGTAAAGAAAGTACATCATCGTTCTTTCGGTCATGGTATATCTGCTGGTGTTGATATGGATCCATTTGAATTAGCATACGCAAATTCGTATTTCTTTATGAACAACCACGTTGGTGGTATATCAACTTATGAATTATTTGCTCAGTACCGTGAAACTCTGAATAGAGTTGCGGCAACCGATATTCAATTTATCTGGAATCCAAATACTCATAAGATTAAACTTTTAAGAAAAATGAGAGCAGATGAAATAGTTCTTCTTCACGTTTACTTAGAAAGACCGGACGACCAATTACTAGTAGACCCTTACTTAAAATCTTGGATGAGAGATTACTCATTAGCATATTGTAAGAAAATGATTGGTGAAGCCCGTTCTAAATTCGCTACACTTCCCGGCGCACAGGGCGGAGTTGCATTAAACGGTGATACATTAAAAGCAGATGCCGCGGTAGATATAGAAAAGTTAGAAACTGAATTGAAGTTATATATTGACGGGTCAGCACCGCTAGGTGTTATGATTGGCTAAGAGTGGCTTTTCATCCACTCAACACTAAAAGTCCTTGTGTAAGTGTATGCAAGTATAACGAGAAAAACTTCTGTATCGGATGTAAACGTCATATGAACGAAATATTCGATTGGCTTGATTATACTGACGATATGAAAGACGCTATTCTAAAAGATTTAAAAACCCGAGACATAACCTCAGAAAACGGTTGACAACCAGACATTTTTTGTGATATAATAAAGTATTACAAAATGACAATGAGACACAATCAAATGATAATCGGTATTACAGGACTAATCAGTTCAGGTAAAGGCACAGTCGCCGACATTCTAGTCGAAGAACACAATTACATTAAACTAAGTTTCGCAGATAAACTCAAAGATGGAGTCGCAACTGTATTCGGTTGGGACCGTGCTATGCTAGAAGGCGATACAGTAGAAAGCAGAGAATGGCGTGAAACTGTTGACGAGTTTTGGACTAATGAAACAGGTAGAGAAATAACACCTAGACTTGTACTACAAGAGTTTGGTACAGACTGTATGCGTAATGGATTCTATAATGGCATTTGGGTTAGTCTAGTTAAACAAGAGATTATCAATAATCCTCAAAACAACTACATAGTTCCTGATGTAAGATTCGCAAATGAGATAGAAATTATAAAATCTCTAAACGGTGAAGTTTGGAATGTCAGAAGAGGCGAACTACCAGAATGGTGGGGAGTTGCGATATTAGATAATACTACAAACTCATCACTTATGGCAAAGAATTATCCAAAGGTACATCAAAGTGAGTGGAGATGGATTGACACAAATGATAAGTTCGATTTCATACTTTACAATGACGACACAATAGAGACATTATATAGTAAAGTTTCAGATGAGTTGTCTACGTAGTTAACCCTAAAAACAGTGTTTTTCCGTGTTTTTGACTAAATACAAGTAACGAAATACATTTACGTTTAGTAATTTAATCAACCAAGGAGAAAATACTATGGCTACATTAGTATCACCGGGTGTATCAGTAACAGTTAGTGACGAGTCGCAATATGCGGCAGCCACTCAAGGTACCCTACCATTATTAGTTATTGCGACAGCAAGTAACAAAGCAGATGCATCAGGAAGTGCAACGGCGTCTGGAACAATTCCAGCAAATGCCGGTGTTGCCTACTTAGTATCATCACAAAGAGAGTTAGTCGAAACATTCGGCGAACCTAAATTTCATCAAGTTGGCGGTTCAGTTGTTCACGGCGCTGAAACAAGTGAGTATGGCTTATTAGCGGCATATCAATATCTAGGAGTTTCAAATAACGCATACGTTATTCGTGCAGATGTTGACTTATCAGAACTAGAAGCATCTTCAACAGCACCAGCAGGTGTTATCACAAACGGAACACACTGGCATGATACTTCGAAAACAGATTTCGGATTGTTTAAGTGGTCAGGTACTGCTTGGGCAGCCCAAACAGTTTCAGTTTTAACTGACACACCGGGAACAGGATTAGTAGAAACAGTAAACGCATCAGGTTTTGCAGACCCAGTTGCAACACACGGTTCTGTTGGTGATTTTGCAGTTGTTACATCTACTGCTAAAGTTACATATTATGAAAAAACAGTTTCAATGGGTTGGGTTGTATGTGGTGACACAGGCTCAGCAGACTTCCAATTCTCTATGTTTGCTCCAACAACACAATCAGACGGTTCAGCACAAGAAGTCGGTGATATGTATGTTCGATTAGCGACTGCAGGTGGCGGTTTAGATGTAGATGTTTCATCTTTTAATTCAACATCAGGATTATTTACATCAATTCAAGCACCAATTCACACAAGCGATGATGCGGCTCAGACAGCCAATAACGATATGGGTGATATCTATACAAAGTATAACACAGCGGCTGACGGACTTGGTTTCTGGGAACTAAGAAGACATTCAGGTGCAACTACTACAGTTGTTACTTCAAGTGCAGTTCCTAGTACAACAAGTATTACTGCTGATTTTACAGTTGAGGGTATACAGTTTACTCCTTCAGGTATCACTTTAGATGCGTTAATCACATCTCTACAAGCAAGTGTACCATTAAATACAGCAAATGTTAGTATTGAGAAAATCGGAACAGATAAAATTCGTTTCACTAAGACAGATGGCAAAGAATTAAATATTGTTTTCTCTTCAGGTAAAGCGGCAGTTGGTTTCGCAGATGATGAGACTATTGAATCGGTTTACGAAGCACTATCTTATCAAGCAAGTAATACACAAATCACAGGTACGATTGCAGAAGGTACACTTTGGTTCAACGCAAATCTTAATATTGAGATTATGAAGAACGTTAATAATGGCGGTACTATGGAATGGCAGAAGTATGCGTGGTCAGAAGACACAGATGGTCTTGCTCCAAGCGAATGTCAACTAGTTTCAGGTGCTCCAACAAAACGCAAAGACGGTACATCATCATTAGTAACTGGCGACATTTGGGTAGACGGTGATGCAGTTCCTTATGCAACAGTATATCGTTGGTCAGGTTCAGCGTGGGTTAAATTAGACAACGCAGACCAATCATCTACAAACGGAATGGTATTCAGTCATTATTCACATGATGCACCTTACGATTCAAACGGTGTAGCAAACAGCAGAACAGCACATACAGATACAGCCAATCCAGATTTACATCCAGAAAATATTCTGATGATTAACATGGATTACTCTACTTATAACGTTAAGAAATATACAGGCGGTAAATGGGCATGGGCTTCAGGTGTTAATACAGATGGTTCAGGCAAGTTTGGTCCAGATGCACAGAGACATATGGTTGTTGAAGCAATGCAATCAGCAATTTCATCAAATGACGGAATTCGTTCAGAAGCAGTTTACTTTAACTTAATTTCTGCTCCAGGATACTATGAGTTAATGGATGAAATGATTACATTGAACAAAGACAAAAAAGAAATCGCATTCGTAATTGGCGATACTCCTATGTCATTGAAATCAGATTCAACATCATTGAAAGCATGGGCATCAGCGAATGTTCCAGCAGAAACTTACGCGGCAATTTACTATCCACATGGTTTATCAAGTGACTTATCTGGTAACGATGTAGTTATGCCTTCGTCAGCAATCGCTCTTAGAACAATTGCATTCTCAGACCAAGTTTCATTCCCATGGTTTGCACCAGCAGGTCTTACACGTGGTGTAGTTTCAAACGCAACACAAGTTGGTTATATCAACTCAGAAGATGAGTTTGTTAAAGTACAACTTAGCGAAGGTCAACGTGACGTTCTTTATGGACAGCGTATTAACCCAATCGCAGACTTCCCATCAACAGGAATGGCAGTATATGGTCAGAAGACTACACAAGCAACTGCTAGTGCCTTAGATAGAGTTAATGTTGCTCGTTTGACAAACTATATGCGTCATAACTTAGACCAATTATCTCGTGCATTCTTATTCGAGCAAAACGATAAGATTACACGTGACAATATGAGAGATGCAGTAGAACGTTTCTGTGGCAATCTTGTTACTCAAAGAGGTTTATTTGATTTCTTAGTAGTATGTGATGAGTCAAATAATACACCAGCAAGAATTGATAGAAATGAATTATGGGTAGATGTCGCAATTCAACCAGCGAAAGCAGTTGAGTTCATTTACATCCCACTTCGTATCAGAAATACTGGCGAAACATTATAATATAAACTAGAGAGTTTAGTTTAAAACCCCTCCATCAGTGAGGGGTTTTTTATGGGCGCCATTAACGTAACTGATAAATACAGTTATGCGTATTAATGAAGTCATATTACACGAAGAATTGCTAGACGTAAAGTCTGTAATAACTTCGCCTATTAAAAAACTAGATAAAGTTTTTAAGAGTAACAACTATGAATTAAGAATAGTTGGTGGCGCAGTACGTGACCTTGCATTAGATAAAACACCAAAAGATATTGATTTGGCAACTGATGCAACGCCAGATGAAATGATGGAGATACTTGATAAAGCAGATATCAGACATATACCTTCTGGTTTAGAACACGGTACTATTACTGCAATACTAGACAACGAACCATACGAAATCACAACACTAAGAGCAGACAAAGAAACAGATGGCAGACACGCAGAAGTCGAGTTTGTTAAGAGTTGGGAAGAAGATGCTCAACGCAGAGACTTAACATACAATGCTATGAGCATGGATATGGAAGGCAATGTATTTGATTACTTCGGTGGTATGGATGACTTACAAGATAAAGTCAGTAAGTTTGTTGGTGACCCAGAAGAAAGAATCACAGAAGATTATTTAAGAATATTAAGATACTTTCGTTTTCAAGGCAGACTATCAACACCTACTTGGGACAAAGATACACTAAAAGCAATCAGTTCAAATGTAAAAGGTTTACAAAAGATAAGTGCTGAAAGAATATGGCAAGAAATGGGCAAAGTTCTTTCAGGTAATAATGTTGCAAATATATTAGATTATATGGCTAAGACTGGTGTTAGTAAAGTTATAGGATTATCAACTAATGACTTGAACAAGGTAAAAGATAATGGTAATTCTATTGTTGCATTAGCACAGACAGGCAACACAATAGATATAGCAAAGCGTTGGAAATTAAGCAAAGTTCAAGCAACTATGTTAGACTTTCTAGTTAAGAATAAGAATAACACACTTGACCAAAAGAAAGTAGAAGATATGATTGCTGATGGAGTTGATAAGACTTTAATTACAGCACTAGCAACACTACAAGGCAAAGAAGTAAACATAGACGCAGAAGTTCCAAACTTTCCGGTAACAGGTGCTGACTTGATTGCCAAAGGCATGAAACCAGGACCAGAAATTGGTGCTAAACTTGGACAATTAAAACAGAAGTGGAAAGATAGTAACTTTAAATCAACTAAAGATGAGTTGTTAAAAGAAAATGCAGATTTATCTACAGAAAGAGGTAGACTAGAATATTATCTAAACAAGCCTGTTCCAGAAGGAATGTTACTTCGTTTATACAAATTAGGAAAATTTCATCAAGGTGCAGACCCATTAGCAGAACTAGTACCAGAAAGAAATGGTATGTATGCTTTACATCCTGATAAATGGGAAAGCACATTCTATAGTTTAACAAATAAAGACTTCAAAAAAATAGGATATTATAAGCCAATATTAATAAAAGCACCAGCAGATATGATTGTTGCTGATATGGCTATTGCAAATCAATTTTATAGAACAGATAATCCCAATGAACGTCATAGACTTGCAAGAGAATACAAAGACAGTATGGGCAAAGATATTTCTAGTATGAAAATGCCAGAGGTTCTTATGCCTAGTGCAGTAGTAGAAAAAATTACTAAACGTACTCCGATGGGTGATGTTATTGATGACTTCTATAAAAGCGATGCGCCACAATTCAAAGGCAAGAGCAAAGCAAAAAGAAGAGAAATGGCTATAGCGGCCAAGTTATCTAAGATGAATGAAGCAGTACATCAGTTTATGACAGGACATGGCGTAACTTTTGCTGGCAAGAAATATGATGAGATAGAGATTGAAGTAACTGGCACTGATAATGTGAATAAACAGTATCACGTTACGATACTTGCACCAAAAGAACTATTTGGCAAACAAACTAAAATATCTTCTAGGTATATGAACAGAGGACCGTGGACTAAGACAAAAGTAGATAACGTCTTTGAAGGACCAGAAAGTAAACCTATTGTTTATGTTGATATGGATGGTGTATTAGCAGACTTCTTTTCAGAATGGGCTAAAATGGCAGGAGTTAAAACAGGCAATTACAAAGATATTCCACCAGCAAATGTTGACCCAACACTTGACAAAATGATTGGTACAGATTTCTTTGCTCAGTTACCAAAATTCCCTACAGCAGACAAACTAATTCAAATGATTATTAATCATTATGGCTCATATAAGATATTAAGTTCGCCGCTCAGAAATGACCACGAGAATAGTAAGAAACATAAAATAGATTGGATTGGTAGAAAATTAAAAATTAAACCAGAAGAGACTATCATATCTAGTAACAAAGGTGCATATGCTACTCAGCCAGATGGTACACCAAATATATTAATTGATGATTTAGGTAGAAATATACAGAACTGGATGAATAATGGAGGACTTGGAATTAAATATCAAGCAGATGAAGACCCATTATCAAAGGTACAAAGATGGTTATCTCAGTTTAAAAAGGGAGCAGAAACACAAGAGATTGTTGCTGAACGAGAAGAACGCATATTTGGAGATGAATAATGAAACTAACTGAAAAACAATTTAAGCATTATATTGAAAAATACAAAGAACACGAAGAAAACAAAACTAGTACAAATGAAAGAAACAGATACTGGAAAAAATACTTTTCTCCTAGTAGAACAGAGACTAGTTTTAATATGAATAAATTTTAATGATAAACTGGAAATGCAAACATACATGGAAACGAAGTAGAGTTAACACACTCTGGTGCTTATTAGGATGCTCAATTGGAGACTTTGGTACTATCTTTGTATTTCAAAATATAGAACATACTTGGGCAATATGGCAAGTTATGAGTCTTGCAATTCTAAATGGAATACTAACTAGTATCGCATTAGAGACAGTTATTCTAAGTAGACAGATGATACTTAGTATTGCGTTTAAAACTGCAATAGGTATGAGTCTTATATCAATGATTGCAATGGAACTAGCAATGAACTTAACTGATGTGTTACTTACTGGTGGTGCTATGTTAACTTGGTGGGTAATCCCATTTATGTTATTAGCAGGATTTGTCACTCCATTGCCTTATAACTACTGGCGATTAAAAGCATTAGGAAAAGCATGTCATTAAGCAAAAAAACTATGGAACTATTACTTGTAAACTACAAGAACATACACAGTGCGATGTTAAAAGATTGTGCTGACAAACAAAAGTTTACTAAGTTAATTGCTAATTTAGAAAAAGATATAGAGGAGTTTGAAGATGCAAGTTTATAAAGAAACAATCTGGCATTTCACTTGTCAATCTTGTAGTGGCTTTTGGTCAATTGCTGCCTCAGACAAATGGATTCCAAAAGAGTTGTACTGTACACATTGTGGTTCAAAGAGAACACATAGTCCAGAAAAGATTGAATGGGTAGATGACAATGATTATCAACCTACAGAAAATGATACTCCACAACAAAAATACTTTCAGTTTGAAGAAGAGTTTCTCAAAGATGAGTTTAATATCAATGGAGAACTTAAAAAAAGTACGATTACGCCAGACCCAGATATAATATATTCAGATGAATGGTGTTCTTGTGGACATAAAAAGATAAATTGTGACTGCAAAGCAGGGTGCAAATGTGAGTGTAATAAGAGATATTTAGAGGCATATTAACTTACGACTTAATTATTAATAAAATAGATAAATACTAGTGTTAAAACCATAATCGAACACTATTATAGGAGATAAAGAAAATGGCAAGAACATTAAACAATTTTGGTGTACCTACTGATTCAGGCAATGAAGCCGTTGGTACTGGTATATTACAACCAAAACTAAACTATAGATTCCGTGTAGTAGTTGCTGGTTTTGGTGGAACTGGAACAAGTTCACAAGAATTTACAAGACAGGTTATGAACGTATCAAGACCTAAAGTATCACACGAGTCGATTCCATTAGATTCATACAACTCACGTATGTATGTTATGGGTAAGCACACTTGGGAACCAATCACAATTACATTGCGTGATGATATAGCAAACAATCTAACTAAACTAGTTGGTCGTCAAGTACAATCACAGTTAGACCATAAAAATCAAAGAGGACCTTCAGCAGGTACTAATTATAAGTTTTCAACATTGATTGAAATCTTAGATGGTAACTCTGGTGATGCGACTGAACAATGGCAGTTAGAAGGATGTTTCATCACAAACGCTGACTATTCACAGTCTGATTACGCAGTTTCAGACCCAGTAACTATCACTGTAACTCTACAGTATGATAATGCTGTTCTGAATGATGACATTATGCCTCCAATGGACTTTGTATCGGACTCTACAATCGCAGGTTAATTTAACCGGGAGTAGGCTCCATGTCGTTTAAAAGAAAAAGTGCTAAAGATACGGCTAGACGAGTTCTAGCCGATAGTGCTAACGCAAAACATAGATTTGGCTTCGCAGGAGAGCATGGCTCTCCTATTACAACTGCCCCAAAACTCTCTGACTTATGGTTCATAGAGTATACACCGGTCGTTGATGGAAGTAAAGCGGACGCAACTCAGTTTTCTTCTCTGGCTAAATCAGTTTCTCCTATCTCTATATCAACTGCTTCTATGCCTATTGACCAATATGGCAAAAGAATTTATGTCCCTACTCGTGTAGATTTTCCTGAATCAACTATCACAATGTATGATACAGTTGACGGTAAGATGTTTGATATGGCATCGTCTATATACAGTAAGTTTTTCAAAAACCAAGATGCTAACGTCAATGGCGCTAATGCAGAAGAGGTACTAACAAGTAATAATATGCATGGTAGAAAAGTACCAGATATGAAACATGATTATTATCATCAGCATTTTGAAAAGATTACGGTATATCACTTTTTTGGTAACCTTGATAGAGCGGGTCCACCAGATAATATTTCACAAAACGCAGGAAAAGGTTCGATTCAAAAAATCGAATTAATAAATCCATTAGTCACCAATATTTCTTTTTCTGGCAGTGATTATAGTGCTACTGAATTAAGAACTGTAGACTTGACTGTTCAGGCAGAAAACATAATAATAGGCAACGTAGCCGATAATATAGCATTCCCGTCATGGATGACATTAGGAATGGATTATATGTTAGATGAACTAAGCCCACAACTTAAGAGAAGAGCGGGCAATCTTTATCCTGATAAATTTGCAGAAGGTCCAAGAGGTGAATACTCTAGGTTTAAGTCAGTTAGTAGAACAGACGGTAATGAAAATTATGAAGATTCTTTGGGCGAGCAAAGAGTTAATCAATATGGTAATGATGACAGAACACAGGCTGAAGGTCTTACAGACCCAGCAAGAATAGAACAACAAGAGTATAACGATACGAATAGAAAACTCAACGAACTAATGAGATTGTATAATGCTCAAATTCAAAATCCTAATGAACAAGGAAATGAAGCATTATCGGCCGCATTAAAAAGTCAAATTGGAACAATTAATGCCGCAAGACAGAGTAGATTTATAAGAGGACAAGAGGCTGGTGGTAATCAATTTCAAACTGATTACGAAGCAACATATACTAATCCAGATATCCCGACATTTGGCGGAATAGGAGATAGTAATCCACCAACCAATAAATATCCAAGATATTCTACTGATTTGGGTGGAGCAATGGTAAGAGAGTTAGTTGGTGCATTCTTTGGAAATCGTTCATTTAACGCACAAAATATTAAAGGCACGTTGGTAAATAAGATTATTGGTAATGATGGTACATCACAAAGTAGAAAGATTTTAGGTCAAATACTCACTGATGGTGCAGTTTCGTCTACAAGTGGTGCATACGAAACAACAACACCAGCAAATAATAATACAGAAACAGTTGAAACAGTTCCAGTATTCAAAACTGATTCTCCTCCTGGTAGTTACGGAGCAAGTAGGTTTATAACTAATAGGAGAACGAAGTAATGAAATTAGATATTTTAAGTGCTAAACTATTAAAAAAAGGTTTTACTAAAGAGAAGGCAGAAGCATATGCGGTAGAACTTACTAACATAGCAAAGATTTATGGCGTAAATCCATATGACTTTGTTGATGAACTTTCAGAGGACTTCTCTTTCAATGACTTGGGTTCATTTGTTATGAATAATGCATTGCGATTTGGATATAAGACAGGTAAGATGACTCCTAGAACTCCTACACCTTATGTTGAAAGAGCAATCATTAAATAATGGCAAAATTCCACAAAGGCAAATACACAGTAATAAACGAAGAAAAGTACTCAGGAAGTGGGACACCAGTTTACAGGAGTAGTTGGGAGCAGACGTTTATGCAGTTCTGTGATAATAATCCAAACGTTATGGCATGGGCAAGTGAGCCTGTAAGAATATCATATCAACATCCTTTAACAGGTAAAATAACAGCATATGTTCCTGATTTTATTATTGTATATAGAGATTCTAAAGGAAGTAAAAATGCAGAGTTAATAGAAATTAAACCTGCTAATCAATCAAATCCTAAATTTGCAAAAGGCAGGGCACAACAGGCACAAGTTGTAGTAAACTATGCTAAGTGGGAAGCCGCAACACAGTGGGCAAAAAAACGAGGTATGAAGTTTAGAGTTCTTAATGAGGGCGATATATACGCCAATACTAAGAAACCTAAAGCAGTTAAAAGACCTAAGAAGCCTATTAAACCAAGATAACACACCTTAGGACCGATATAAGTTACTTATATCTAAGGTGAGGATGCCATTATCCATTATTCATATCGCTACTATGTCTACAAAAAATGGCAACTTTATTTTTGATAAATACGTATATAATTAATTAAGAGTGTATATTATGACAAAGAAATTAGAAGAAACGTTTAATATCAATCCAGAAGAGGATGAGATATCTGAAACAGAAACAACAGAAGAAGAAGTTCCTTCTATTGAAGAATCAAAAGAACTCACTGAACTTTTATATTCAGAGTTAAAAACTACTGAAAAGATTGATAGTGCGTTGCCACTAGTATCAGACCTTAATCAACACGATAAAGAGATGGATGATATTCATCAAAAGGCATTAGATGCGTTTAATGACTTAGTTCAATTAGGCATGAACGTAGAAGTACACGCTGGTGCAAAGTTGCTAGAAACAGCGAATCAGATGCTAAAAACGGCTATGGAAGCAAAAGATAGTAAAGTTGATAGAAAATTGAAGATGATTAACCTACAATTGCAAAAAGCCAAGTTGGACCATAGCGTTAAGAAGTCATTACCAGAGGGTACGGAACTAGAAAGTGACGGAGCAATCACAATTGACAGAAATGAGTTGCTAAAACGCATAGACAATGCCGAAAAAGAGATTAAAAATGATAAATAAGAATAGAACAATTATACTTTAAAACATATTTGGAAAGCGTTATGAAAACATTTAAACAATATTTAACAGAGTCCACTAAAGAACATAAGTTTACACTAAGATTCTGTTGTGACTTAGATGAAGCAGGTGCAAACCGTATTGAGGCATTCTTGTCAAAATATGACCTTAAGTCGATGTCAAAAACATCTACTACACCAATTACTAAGAATCCAATGTTTTTCAAAGACGTAGAGAACTCAAAAGTTTCAAAAGTCGATATCGCAACAGGATATCCATTATCAGCAGACATTTTAAGACAACAACTAAGTGATTTACTTGGTATGCATCTTACACACGTTGCTGTGCATCCAGAAGGATGGGAACCTGAAGAAGAAGTAGTAGATGAAGATAAAGAGGCATTACTAGTATCAGATTATGATGAGACAGCAGATGATGGTAAAACTTACGGTAAAACTTTTGTAGATAAATTTTTAAATGATTTAGAGAAAAAAGAACATGAGGTTGTAGAGAATGAAATGAGCGTAACGCCAAAATCTGACCCTGCACCAGAGCAAATGGACAAAGAAGAAAAATCTACTCCATCTGTAATTTCAGGAGACGAAAATGACTAAGAAATATACATTAACAACATCAGAAGAAACTGTTACAGAGAATCCAGAGGATATCATCAGATTGATGAAACTAGCAGGTCTTACAAATGCACAGCCAGTTGCTGAAGAAGAAGTAACTGAAGAAGTAGAAGCAGAAGTTTATGAGCCTACTGAAGCAAATGACGAACTAGACTTAGATGATTTTTCTAAAAAGTCTCCAGAAAGCATTTCAAAACAAAAGAAATCAATTCAACCAACTCTTGGTGATAACCCATTAGAGTATTCATTAGATGAAAATGAAATCTATGAAGCGATGATGAAAGAATTCAACGAAATCGAAGAAGGCAAACTTCCTCCTGGATTACAAGCATATCAGGATAAGAAAAATGGCAAAAAATCTGACAAAGAAGAAACAGATGAGTCAATTGAAGAATCAAAGCCAGACTTTTTAGATTTAGATAAAGATGGCGACAAAGAAGAGTCAATGAAAAAAGCCGCTAAAGATAAAAAAGAAAAAGCCGATGAGTCAGTTGAAGAAGTTAACGAGGGAACTGACGGTTGTGCTGATTGTGAATGGATAAAAGACGAAACAGACGGCGATATTGATACATGTGATGAATGTGCGGCAGAAAAGAATGAATCTGTTGTTACTGAAGATGAATCAGTATGGAATCAATTCAAAGAACTACATGATAAAATGGATCCAGAATCTGAAGATAGAATCTTTTTTAGTCTAAAAAATCACCCAAAACATCGTTTTGAATTACATGGTGATATTGATGGGAAAGATACTAAATCAGGTAAAGTAAACGTAGGTGTATTTCTTGCCAGCAAAGAGGACGATGGTGACGATTTTCTTCAAAATATGTCTATCTCACAAGATGAGATTAAAGCAAATATTACCGGAGCGGGATGGGTAGGATCGGATCCTGCTAAAGGCGAACTAAAAGGAACGGCTGGAGATTATAAAGAGTTCGGTGATGTTATACCAGAGCCAAGAGATGAAGACCAAGACAGACTTAAAAAATTGGCAGGTATCTAATAATTAACTAATAACAAAAGATTTATGGAAACTAAATTAGTTTTATGGATAACTGCTTGTATGGCATTTATGCTCAGTTTTATGTACATGGCAGTAACTTTTATAGGTAGTTTTATTCAATATTAAATTTTAAATAAAGAAAGTCTCCTTAGTGAGACTTTTTTTTGGCCTGCCCGACAAGATTCGAACTTGTGACCTTTGGTTCCGCAAACCAATGTTCTATCCAACTGAACTACGGGCAGTTGTTAATACTATACATTATTTTGGATTTTTGTCAATAAAAAAACCCGACATAAAGCCGGGTTTTCTAAATATCAGAGTTGATTATCAATTAATATGCATACGTTCCGTCATTGTTTCTAACAGTTGTTGATGCAGTATCAGTAATTGAACCGAAGTCTTGTGCATCAATTCTAGTACCAGTAACTAAACCCAGTGAAGTGTAACCACGAGTTCTTCCTGTTGAACCTAACGCCGCAGAACTATGTCCTGCACCTCTAGTTGGTAAATCATCACCACTGTCTGTTATAACTCCAAAGTCATCCATCTCTCTTAAATCGATAGTACGTCTAACTTTGACCTTACGCATTCCAGCGATTGCTCTTAAACCTCTATATCTTGCCATTTTTATTTCTCCCATGTGATTGATGTTGAAGTGGGAATCTCCAATCATCAATAGTATTTATCGAATATCACAGATTATTAAGTTCTAACCAATGATAAATACTATTATAATTAAGTGAGTATTTAATGGCAGATTTAACTAAAAAACCATATCAAAAAACCCAATTTAGTAATACACAATTGTTAGAATTTAGCAAGTGTATGAATGACCCGTTCTATTTTCTGAATAAGTATTTTATGATTCAGCATCCAACACAAGGTCAAATATTATATAAGGCATATCCGTATCAGCACGATTTAGCAAAGTCTTATCATAACTATAGATTTTCTATATCTATGTTGGGTAGACAGATGGGTAAATCAACTACAGCGGCTGGTTATCTATTATGGTATGCAATGTTCAATCCAGACCAAACAGTTCTGATAGCGGCACACAAATATTCTGGTGCCCAAGAGATTATGCACAGAATTAGATATGCATATGAGATGTGTCCAGATTTCATTCGTGCAGGTGTAACAAACTATAACAAAGGTAGTATTGAGTTCGATAATGGTTCACGTATTATTGCTCAAGCAACAACTGAAAACACTGGTCGTGGTCTTTCAATCTCGTTACTATACGCAGATGAGTTTGCGTTTGTGCGACCAACAATAGCAAAAGAATTTTGGACTTCTATATCTCCAACACTAGCAACAGGTGGTAAAGCAATTATCACATCAACACCAAACTTAGATGATGACCAATTTGCAATCATTTGGGCAGGTGCTAATAAACAATTAGATGATTATGGAAATGAAACAGATGTAGGTATAAATGGCTTTAAACCATATAAAGCATTATGGCATCAACATCCAGATAGAGATAAACAGTGGTCAGTTGAAGAAGAAGCACGTGTTGGTAAAGAACGTTTCTTAAGAGAACACGAATGTCAATTTATTGCTTACGATGAAACTCTAGTAAACAGTTTGAAGTTGTCAGGAATTAAAGGTATTGAACCAAAATTACGTACAGGACAAATTCGTTGGTTTGAAGATATTAATAAAGAGTCTACTTATGTTGTTGGACTCGACCCATCTATGGGAACAGGTGGTGATAATGCCGCTATTCAAGTGTGGGCATTACCAGAACTCACACAAGTTGCAGAATGGCAGAATAACAGAACAGATGTGAGAGGACAAGTACAGACAATGCATACTGTTCTCACTATCATTAAAGATGAATTGGCAGAACTAGGTAATACTCAACCCGATTTATATTGGTCAGTAGAGAACAACTCATTAGGAGAAGCCGCTCTTATAGTCATTGAAGAGATGGAAGAAGATAGATTTCCTGGGACATTCTTACACGAACCGAAGAAAAAAGGCAGACAGAGGGCATCCAGAAAAGGATTTACTACAACTTATAAGACAAAAATTACGGCTTGTATGAAGATGAAATCTTGGATTGAAAGTGATAAGATGGTTCCTATGAGTAAAAACTTAATACGAGAACTCAAAACTTTCATAGCAAAAGGTAAAAGTTACGAGGCAAAGTCTGGAGAAACAGACGATTTGGTGTCAGCAACCCTATTATGTGTGAGACAGATACAGTTTATATCAAGATTCGAAGAAGGATATGAAGAAATGCTTGGTGAGAGGTTAGATGACGCAGATAGCGATTATTCCGATCCTCTACCTATCATATTTTGATAAATACATTAAACAGTTTGGAATATTAAATATGGCAATAAATTTAAACGATATCGCAAATAAGACTATGAAGTTGTTTCAAGGTAATGGACATCAAATGAAAATGTTCGATGCAGATAGTGGCAAGAGTGTTGCTACTCCTGAGGAAGCACGTTTCTTCTATGTCAAAGAACCAAATATGATGGTTCATATTGACGATAGCACTAAGGAATTAAAGTTTCATATCGGTGAAGATATTGACATAGATAATGAACAAATAGATAATATGATGAAGCAGTTGAAGTCTTTAGCACGTACTAATATGCTAGATTTTGATATTCGTTCATTCGGAAAACATATAGAACCTAAAAACTATGCATATAAGGTTAAACAAAATAAGGAGCAAACCATGACAGACCACGTCAATGAAGGCATGGGCCCATTGTCTGGGTCATCACGCACTAGCCGACAAACATTAGAAAATGTAAAACTAATCTTAAAACATCGTGCGCCAGTAAACGAAGAATCTCGTGGTTCTCGTTCACGCAACATTTCAGCAATCTTTGTTGAAACAGCAGAAGGCGAACGTTTCAAATATCCATTTATTCACTTAAATGGCGCAAGAGCAATGGCAAGACACATTGCATCAGGTGGTGAAACACACGATATGGTAGGTGAAGCAATTATTGAAATGTCTGATAACTTATCTAGGCTAAAGGAATTTATGAATGTTGTGAACAAACAACAATTAGTAAATGAAACGAATCGTGCTGATGTTTGGAATGTTAAACGCAATGTGATGGCTATCAAAGAAAAGATACAAAGAATTCAAGGTGCAAAAGGTTATGCTAGTTTCGTAGAAGACATGGCTCTTAACGGTGTTAAAAAACAACAAGAAATGTCAGAAGAAATGGTAGATGCATATGTAAAGAAATTTACAAAGTCTACATTTGAAGAAAATCTAAAAGACATTTTTCCATTACTACACAAAGTTAACGAAGAAGAATTTGAAAATCGTAGAGATGGTCAGACTGACAGAATTAAAGAGATAATGACTCAAACAGTTAAGAAGACTGGCGAGAGAGTTAACAAGATTAGTTTTGGTCCACCAAGTTCTGAGAATTATGACTACTCAAAAATTAAAAATCAATTTGCTGAACCACGTACTCCAGAAGAAGCGGCTCAACTTAAGATTAATAAGATAGCGATGTCATTTGATGACCTTGCTGATAGAGTTGTAGTAGATACATTACTAGATAAGAAAGGCAAAAAGAAAGGTCACGATTTAGCGGCTGAAGTTTCTTTTTTCTTAACTGATATCG